TTAAAAATCCTTATTGAGCAATTCAAGTGCTTTTTTATTTGATTCACCATTTTCTTCCTCAATAAGATGGACGTAAGTGTTAACTGTTGTTTCCAATTTTTGATGTCGCAAGCGCTGTTGAACATAAGGAAGTGATTCGTGGTTCATAATGAGCACGGAAGCATGAGTATGTCGCATTGCGTGTGTAGTAACAACTTTTATCCCAAGACGCCTGCAAATACGTGCCAATTCCTCGTTCGCTGTCCCATTGCCTTCAATTTTACCAAGTTTCGACCAAAACACAAGATTTTTAGGGTTTTTGATTCTGTGCATCTTAAGCCAATCACTCTGTACATGCTTGTAGTCTAGCAGATAGTCACAGTAGCCACTAGGGATAGAGACGTCCCCATCGGCTTTACCGTTGCCTTTTGTTGGTCCAAAATCGCGGCGTCGCTCAACCCACTGTTGTTTAATGTGGACAATACCACGAACAAGATCAAGGTTATTCCAAGTCATACCAGCGGCTTCTTCAAAGCGGGCACCAGTTTCAAGCTGAAAAAGAAGCATTAGCATTGTCATGTGGCTATAGTCGGCCGTTTTAATCAAATATTTACGCAGCTTGTTGTATTCCTTTAAGCTTAGAAATTTATCTTCTACTGGCTTCGGAGGGCGCCCAGTGACATGCGCTTTATAGGCAAAATCACGTTGAAGGATGCCATCGGCTACTGCGTCTCTGATAGCTGAGTGAATTTGCTGGTGAAGTTTTTTAGCAGTAGCAATGCCGCGTGTTTTTCCAAATTCGTTCAAAAACTTCTGGTAGTCTGCTCGCGTGATGGCTGTTAAAGGCTTGTCATTGAAGTACTTTGCAACATGGTTATAATTTCCTAAATAAATCTCGTGTGTATGCCGACTGACACCATCTGTTTTATAAATTTTGATCCAGTCAAAAAGATAATCTTTGAATGATTCGGTGCTCCGTGACAAATCGGCGCCATCAATGAGTGCGCTTTTTGTCTTTGTTTCCCATTCAGAAGCTTCGCCCTTTCGCTTGAAGGACTGGCTTGCAATGCGGTATTTGCCTTGTTTGTCTTTATAGCTGACTCGTGCTTGCCAGCGTCCGCTCGCTAACTTTGTTACTGACATGTTTTATCCCTCCAAATCGGAAATAGCAACTGGCTGAAATTTCCAAACGTATGTTCTTTTATGTGCTAAAATAAAAGCACCAAAGTAGTAAAGTGCTGTTTATTTTATATATGATATGTGTAATCATATATAAGTGGAAGAAAGGAAGTGAAGGTTATGAAGAAGGTAGTAGCATATCTTATGTTAACGTCAATGGAGTCGACATTCATTGCATTAATACTGTGGCCGCTAATTCATAGCTATATTCCCTTTGCCATTTGGATATTTTCCATTCTTGTTATTCCAATGTTTATTTCTCTGGTTCCTGATCATTCTCTGGCTTTTCCTTCGATTTTAGGTTTTCGTGTGAAATTACGGTTCCAACATCCTTGATCTGAGGTTTGATATTCTTCACTTCATCAGGAACATTTTTTGTTCCTTGTTTGAGACGTTTAAGTTTGGCCTTCTTTTGTATGTGCGAGATTCGGTAATCATCCCACCAATTTAGAATGCCTTTTTTCTTCCCCTCTTTCCCAATTACTAAAGAGATTAAAGTAACAATTCCACCAAAAGTAATTACTTGATTTCCTCCAAGACTAGCTACTGTATGAATGATGTTGATAATTGCTTGTATGTTTTCCTGACCAGTTATAAATCCTAAGGTGCCCGGACAATGAACGTCTGCTTGTAGTTCTACTTGGTGTAAATAATTAGACTGTTCGTCTTTTGCCATTTCGACAATACCTTGCCAATTTGCAAGAGTTAAATCGTCTTCTAATGTGGTGTAGACGGTTAAATGAATTTTTTTATGTTTTTGAAAAAGAGGAAATATTAACGGATCAATGTATTCCGCGTAACTTGAAATGTTAAAAATTGCTTGATGTGCAGACAAAATCCAATAAAGTTCGTCGGGGAGTGATGATCTGTGTATTGTTTTCATCCATGTAACGTTTCGCCGTTTTAGATTTTGATCGACTTTATATTGAATTCCATTGGGTCCGGAGTTTTCTTTTTTTGTTCTTAATTTTGATTTATCAGCATCAAATGGATCTCCTGTAATAACACCTATTGCAAAATAATCAGAACTTTTACCAGGCGTAAGAACAACATCTCCGATTTTCATGTTATTAATAAATTCAAAACATTGAGACGAGGCAATCGTCTGCCAATGTTTTGTTTGATGAGGATAAGAATCAATGTACATTTGATGGATATCTGGTTTTTTTAGACCATCTTTGGGGCTATCATCGGAGTGGATTGACTCGATAGTTACCTGATTATGTGCAATCGAAATGAAAGAATTTTCAATGTAGTCATCTAGATATTTTCCACCATCAGCACGAACTAACCAGTAACTTGTGTCATCTGGAATTGTTAAAATTTCAAAAGTGTCTTTATTATTCATACTTTAATCCCCGCATTAGTATATACAATATTAATTTGATTTTTGTTAAAATAATTTTTTTTATTAAGCGAGTGACGGGAATCGGACCCGCGACTACAGCTTGGAAGGCTGTCGTTTTACCACTAAACTACACTCGCATGAATGGACCTTGTTGGACTCGAACCAACGACCGGACGGTTATGAGCCGTCTGCTCTAACCAACTGAGCTAAAGGTCCAATGAAAATTTAAATGCGAGCGGCAGGAGTCGAACCTGCATTGGAAGGTAGGTTATGCTTGAATTAAAGGAACCGTTCTACCGTTGAACTACGCTCGCGTGAAGTCAGCTAGGGCTGACTATCATTTACTGAGTTCATAATTATTTTTGCAATAGCCGTGTTTTCAAATCATCTTTTACTTCTGTAAGCATACGGTCATATTCTTCTGTTGAATATGAATCTTTTTTTAGATATAACATGGATTCTGAGTTCATAAATGTCTGTATATCTTTCTTCATCGTGGCAATTAGCTCGTATTTTGAAATTTCATTATCCATAGCATTAAGCCTTCTTTCTGGTTAAAGCGAGCGGCAGGAGTCGAACCTACATCTGAAAGTATCTAGTTAGCAATTCATAGGAGTACTGTTCTACCGTTGAACTACGCTCGCGTGAAAGCCCCGACGAGGGCTTGGACTTGTTATGGTCTTGCGTATTGATTGCCCCGTGGTGCTGGCTTGGCACCAGAATTATCAGCAGCACTCTGGGTCATATATTGGTAATTACCTGGATTTTTAACGCTCGTGTAGTACTTATTGGAGTCTGATACAAAAACCATACCAGAAGCAGCAGTAGTCCAACCACCATTTTGTGTATAGGAAGCATTGTCTGTTTTACTTGTTTCGCTCGCTTTTTTAGCTGATGACGAGCTAGCAACTAATGATTCTGAACTGGCTTTAGCTATTGAAGAGCTTTCTGCCTCAGACTGCTTTTTGCTTGATTCGGATTCAGAACTAGCCATACTCTCTGAATTCTCTTTGGATTCAGACTTGGAGGCAGCAATACTTTCAGATTCTTCTTTGCTACTTGATAGGGCGCTTTCAGATGACTCCTTCTCCTTAATAGAGTTAGCTTTACTGATACTAGCCTTTCTTTTCGATGCATCTTTTGCTGAACTTTTCTTTGCTTTGCTACTTGAGGCTGTATCTGACTGTGATGTACTCGATCTTGCTGTGCCAGAAGGGGCGGCCCAAACCGTTAATGCTAAGAATAGGATTGTTAGTCCTACTGAGATTAAGGTGTATTTTTTGTATGGACGATTAACACCTGTTTTTGTGAAATGATGAATTCCCCCACGAATTGAAAAGTAAGCTAACGCAATTAAAGATACAAGAAACATAAATGTAAAAAATATATCCAAAGTAATCCCTCCAAAATATGTTATTCCCCAATAACAATAATTCCCCGAATTATAAGTAGTCCCAACTCCTAGCTTTTAATGACATCCTGACTGGTCAATGTGAGTGGCAGGAGTTGAACCCGCATGGCAATAAGAAATAAAGGAAGGGTATCCCATAAGAAGTTGCCGTTCTGCCGTTGAACTACACCCACGTTTGTAATCAATTAGTGATGAAGCTTTTTATAGAGAAAATATGCAACTAATGCTGATATAATTACCATAAATAATAGCTCAGTGCTCCACTTAATAGAGGACAGGCTTTTTAAAAAATAAGTTAAAGAATTGAACATTGGTGATTCTCCTGTGTTTGATTGAGTTAAGAATCTCTATGCGAGCGGCAGGAGTCGAACCTGCATCAATATAGGATGTGAGACCTATGAGAAGTGTGCAAATAATCGTTCTACCGTTGAACTACGCTCGCATGTTAACAGAAGTTTCAATAGATGTTGTAAAAAGTTGTGTACATACCAAACAATCCCACGATGATGGCAACTATTAATTTGAGGGTTATTATAAACATGTTGTAGGGGTTGTTATGATTTGTTTGCAGAAGTGTATCCACAACTAAGTAAAGAGATAGTACTATCAATCCCCAATCTAATAGTTTTGTGATATCAATATTCATAGCTGCCTCCATAATTATTTGCTATTAACGTACAATGCGAGCGGCAGGAGTCGAACCTGCATCTGTTAGTATCTAGTCAGCAATTCAAAGGAGCACCGTTCTACCGTTGAACTACACTCGCGTGAAAGCCCGGTGAGGGGCTTTTGTTTGGTTGTGAGCTTGGCTACTTAATCCCGTATTTTAAGAATTGGGTCTGTAGTTCGCCAGAACTTTTCATTGAATCCGGGGTAGTTTCAAAAGCTTCCTTTTCAGACATCACATGCTGTGTTTTATATAACACTGGAGAAACTCCGTATTTATTTAAAAATCCTGTTAGTGTATGTTCATCCATTGAAATTGATGAGCTGTTAGCTCCCGTAGCACTAGAAGCTGCTGTGGAAGATTCTAATGACTGTGAAGCTGAGGACGCGGCACTTGATGAACTAGCGGCTGTGATGCTTTCAGAACTAGCCTTACTTTCTGATATTGAATCAGCTAACTTTTGAGAACTGGCTATTGATTCGCTTTCTGATTTAGCTTTAGCTGAACTTTCAGAACTAGCTTTAACTTTGTTTTCGGAGTACGCCTTCTTTTTGATTTCAGATAAAGAAGAGGCTTTTTTTCTTTTGGCAGTGACTAGACTACTTGATTTTGGATTTGATTCGCTTGACTTGTTAGCACTATTTCCACAAGCAGCTAGTGCTAGTGATGTGAATAGGACGGCCCCGATGGTTATTCCTTTTTTCATTCTATATTCCCCTAAAATGGATCTTATTATATCTTTGATCCATCTTTATAGCGAAAGATAGAAATAAAACCAATCATACTTACAAACAATGTGAGTAGACCAAAGGTAACTACATTACTTTTGGCTTCATCAGTTTGTGGTAACATGTTGTTCATATTCTTTTTGATTTTCGACATGCTGATTGCTGATGAGGATGTTTGGTTCTTTGATTGATTACTACTACTAGTAGTAGAGTTTACGACTGGCGATTTGGTACTAACGTTCTTAGTAGTATCAGATGAATTATTACTCGTATTCATAGCTACTGATTTGGTGGTAGCAGACGCGACATTTTTTGTGGTTGTTTTTGCAGCATTTGTAGTAGCAGTGGCGTTCCCGTTACTTTGAATCTGACTAGCAGCGTTAGATTCAGAATCTTTGACTGATGAATTAGTGATGTTTGATTCTACTGATTCCTGAGCTGACGAACTAGAACCGCTTGATTTTGATGAGCTAGAAGTACTCTGAGCTGACGAACTAGAGTTGTTTGATTCTGCTGAGCTAGAAGAATTAGCGCTTGAGGTACTATCACTGTTACTTTCAGAACTAGAACGAGTACCTACGACTGATAACATTACGGGAACGTTGGCACTTACAAAAGTATTAGCTGATTTTATAGGCACTTGGTCAGGAATCGTTACTTTTGGAATCCTAACTGTGCCCTTAAAAGGTTGACCATTAGTTACTCTCATGACGTAGACAGACATTGCTTTAGAATCAGGAAGGGATTGGTAAAGATTAGGATTCTCAATGGCACTGTCAATATAAGCATTTTGTTTGGCTTGTGCTTCTGATATTGCTTGAGCATTAGGTTCGTAAACGTCTACTACATATTGATGATACGCATTTTCACGACGAATAGAGTCGCTCATTGCAAGTACCCATTTACCGTTTTCGTAATTTAATGTATCTGTCCCGTCACCGACGTTTCTGAACCATGTGTCACCTTCGCTTGGCCGCGAAACAGAAGTGGAGTAGTAGACTTCTGCGTTTGCTTTAAGAGGTGTTGTTACACCGATTGTGCATGCTGATAAGATTGCCACACTAAATAAAGTAATTCTTTTCATTGTAATTCCTCCAAATTAATATATTGTCCCCAAAAATTTAGTTACAGTAAGCTTGTAGGCCTCCTTTTTTTAATAGCTTCCCCATGATATACAGCTTTTAATGACTTCCTATCTGGTCAAGAACTTGTTAAAATAACGAAGCCAGTTCGTGTGGTAACTTGAAAAAATCTAAGAAGTCTAAAACATCTTCTTGTTTGCTCCAACCGTATTCCTCTTTCAACATGGCCAGCATAAACTTATTAGCCTCAGTTTCATTACCATCGGATAGAAAGCTTGTCGTATTTACCGCAAAAAACTGCGTATTAAATCCTTTGTGATGTCGTATATGAAAAATTTCATGATAGCAAACACCATCTTGAGTTCGTTCATCAATTGTGTTGTTAATGACAATCATTGGGATTCGATGTGAGTTGTTATTGTAGCCGTAAATATTGTTGCCAAGGTTATTGAATTGCACGTTAATACCCAAGTCACGCGCCAAATCAAAAGCACTTTGAATCCCAAACTTGTTGGTTAAGTGGTCAATATCTTCTTCAATCCACCGTTCCATATAACCAGCTCCTATTATTCCTCTCCATTACGATACTTTTTGGGAGTGAACTTCCTTTTTGCTAATTGTTTGGATAATTCTAATGTTTGACGCATGGACGCTTTGAGCAGTTCTTTGTCCTGATCAGATAGCTCTTGTCCATTTTGGAAAAATGATAAAGAATGTTTGGAGTCGAGCCCGTTCATCATATCTTCAAGTTCCTTATCGATACTTTTTTCATCTTTTTCAGTTAGATCATAGTAATGTTTTTTATTATCAGAGGATTCACTGTTTATGCTGTTGTTTGCAGAAGACAGGCCAGCAAGATTAAGAATTTCTTCTCGCGTAATTCTCAGCCCTTTAGCCATGCGAACCAAAGTATCTACTTTAGGTATGTTCCTTTCTCCACGTTCAACAAGTGACCAATAAGATGGTGAAATTGCAGGTTTACTATCGGTTTTAGATTGTTGTGAGACTTGTCGCAATGAAAAATGTTTCCGCAGACGAATCTCTTTCAATGAGTTCCCGAACTCTTCCGGTGTTATTGAATCCATTCATATCAGCCCTCCTAATGATTTTAGTATAACAAAAGTCGAAAATACTTAAATGATTTGTAAAACTTTTATATAAAAATCGTTGACAAAAGTTTTACAGATGGTATTATATAAATGTAAGTTAAGAAAGGAGGTAATCGGATGGTTCAGCTATATGTAGTTGGCAAAAAGAAAATCGATGTTTTATTGGCATGGCATGGATATACTCAGAAATCATTGTCAAGCCGTGTTAACATTGGCCCTAGTTATATGTCTTCAATTATCAATGGGAAGAAACCAGTTGGTAAAAGGACAGCAAAAAAGATTGCTGACAAGCTGGGAGTTGAAGTGACGGATATTTTTTTTATTCCTAATGTTGACAAAAGTTATACAAAACCAAAGGAGGCGGCAAAATGAAACAAAAACAAGTAACACAATTGTTAGTCGAGTTACACGAACTTAATAAAACGCTCAAAACTATCGCAAGTAGTCTTGTGCGCAAAGAAGTAAGCCATGATATTTTCCCAGGGATTGCTTTTAAAGCTGCCCCGGTATCAAAAGAAGAGTTTGTAAAACATTATGGTGAATACGTAAGGAGATGTAGCAACTAATATCCGTATTCAGAAAGGAACTGGCTACTGCGTTCTTCGTTAGTAGACCATGCATCAAAGCGAACAATTGAAACACGTTGTGATTTTTCTATCTTACTAAGTTCTTGTTTCAGTTCGGTGATTGTTAGTTCTGATTGAATTGCAATCTGAAAGGGAAATATTTGACCCCATTTATCTGGAGATAGATTCTCTAAAGTTGTTCGAATGGTCACTGCAAATTCAGAGTTTAGATCTTTTTCTGGATTAAAAGTTACTAAATAGTTATTCATTAATATCACCTCCTTGCAATCATTATATCGCAGGGGTAGTGAAAGGAGATGCCAAAATGAAACAAGATAAGCCCGTTCTGAAAGTTGAAGCGGAGATGCAAAACATTGAACAAGTAAAAGAGTTGCTACCGCAAATAGCAACTCTTCAAGAGAAATATGATGTTCAATTAGTTATTCATCAGACTTCTTCAAGGGATCAATTGCTCCCTGAACTACCTTAAGTAGATAAGCGTAATTGTCGCCAACAATATTGCCGTTTACAGCACTTGACATACTTCTGCCTTGGCCTTGACCTACGACACCGGTATGGAGACTAGCATTGTGATTGAGCATTGCAATAGTTAGTTCTGCTGCGATTTCTTTATCAGATTTTTCTGGCATTATGATCACCTCCTTTCAAATAAGGTAAATTATTTCTCCACCTTGTTGTAAGGCGGGAAGTCGAAGAAGTCGTGGACACTGATGCCGAGTGCGGAACAAAGTGAATGTAATAGATCTACTTTTGGAACACTTTTCCGGTAAATGAAAGAACTCACTGTTGATTGAGTAACTCCTGCTAAAGTGGCCAAACGATTAACGGTTAAATTACGCTCGCGCATAAGATCATACAAGCGTTGAATTATTAATTCTGATTCAGTCATAAAAGATCCTCCAAACGTGTTTGCGTTAATCGTAAAACAAATTAATTTAAAAAAGTTACGCTGTTGCGTTGACAATTTACGCAATGGCGTTATAATGAAAATATAGTTACGCAAATGCGTTAACTTTAAGGAGATGAAAAATATGATCGGCTCAGAAATTAAAAAGAATCGTTCCAAGCTTGGCTGGACGCAAGCAAAGTTAGCGGATGCTGCGGGCGTATCACAGAGTACTGTAAATACTCTCGAAAACCGAACAAAGCATCCTGATGCTGTAACACTAAATTTACTTGCCAAAGCAATGGGCGTAACCGTGGATGACTTATTAGAACCTAAGGAGGTGATTAAGTAATGGAAGTCACACAAGAACAGTTGCACGAAATGGTCCAATCAGAGGTAAACGCAGCTATTGCCGCCAAAAGCCTAGCACCAGTCAAAGCAAGAAGAAACATTGCTTGGATGGAGCTTAAAAACGATATTTCGAAATTTGTCAACGAGAAGTACGGTAAGAATCCAAAAGCTTATTCATTGTCAGACGCAGTTAAAACGATCATTAGGTTCCATTTAGGTGTGTCTAACGTATATCAAATTAACGAGAGCAACATTGATGAAGCGCGTCGAATATTCGAGTTACTAAAAGCAAATATTTAATTTTCAAAGAACGGAGGAAACAAAATGACACATCTATCACGAACTACATTAATCAATGCACTAGCAAAGGTTAAGCCAGAAACGCCAAGAGTAATGTTTGAGGCACTAAGCGATAAAGCACTAGATGCTGAATTTCGAGCAGTAACGGCCGAGTATAACGAGCAAGCTAGCCAACTTATGTCAGTTTCATATTAGGAGGTGCGAACATGTCAGATACGATATTGGTTCGGCATGAGGCTCCAAAGGGATTCCAATTCATTAGCGAAGAAGAATACGAGAGGTTCCAAGCCTGGAAGCAAGCACAACTTGGTATTCGTACTTGGAAGCTTAAAGATTTGGCCAAGTATAAATACGGAACTAAATCAACCGAACGAGCCTCACGATATTTAACCAAGCATCGCCATGATTTGGATATTGAACAGGGTGGCTTCATTGATTATGTGAATACCCATAACGGCTGGCAGATTCCAGCAGCTGAGATGATGGATTATCTATTAAGCCATCCCGACTAACTAAATTATAAGTGAATTACACGGAAAGGCTACCTAAAGCCCTTTCCAAAATACAGAGGTGTAGGTATGAAAAACAAATTCTCAGAGCAATTGTCATTAGCGTTGGACAGGCATAAAGAATCAACACAGCAGCAAGTTGCAGATAGGACGCATGTTTCTCCCGGACAATTGTCCCGGTTGAAGAGTGGATCAAGAAACACTGATTCACAAATAAGGAAGTCGTTAGCAAATGTAATTAACGATTTTTGGCTTAGCTATTCTGGTGCTCGTGAGAATTTCGGAGTGCTGTCATTCCAGAATGACAGGCGTCTAAAGGGTGATATGTTCTCAGCCCTAATGCGTCAGAAGAAAGAGCAGCAAGAACGAGAGGCAATGGAAGCTGAGTTTGAGAACGCTATTGCGATTAATCCAAATGATCGGACACCAGCGCAGCAGTTAGTCATTGAACGTTATCCACGTGAATATGCAGAAGAGATTAGCGCCGAGATAACTGATTTGGCTAAGAAAGCTGAGTATGCCGGTATTCCAATGGATAAATTGCAGGAAGTAATCGATAAAGTCAATCAAGAAAATGGCTAGGAGGAAATAGCAATGATTGAAGGAGCATTAGTAGGCTGCGCGTTAACTGCATTGTGGTTCAAGCGTCATGAAGTTGCTAGTTGGTTTGGAATTTAAGGAGATGAAGACGATGAAGTTCACGTTCAGGATTGGAAATGTGCTTTACAAGCAAATCACAATTGAAGAATTGAATAATCTTTTTAACACGTTTAAGGAGGTTGAACGAATTGGAAGTACGCAAAGTATCGCCAAAGCCTAAATTTGAGTACGAAAAAAGCTGCTCGAGTATTGGTAGTACCCGTGCAGCAAAGACGCTTAATAATTTTATTTTCGAGTTCTATTGTACTCCGAAACAGTCACTAAGACAACGTTTGGTACGGAGGTGGGCGAAATGATGTTGCAAGAACAGCTAGACACGCTTAACGCAAGTGAGGACCGCATGAAGTTGCGCGGCCCTGATGAGCCATTACCAATCTTACACACAAATTACTGGCAACTTGAGAACGATGAACGTGATCATATCGAAGACGCTGATGACTTCTGCTACGACGCTGACGAATTTGATAAAGCACAACTGTTCCAAGATTACATTGATAACAATAGCTTTAAACGGTGGGCTACTGATATGCAAGCCAATATGCTAAGTGGGTTATGTATCGTCACTTTCGGGTCAACGAATGTTGACATTCCGTATCCGGATGGAGGCACTGAACCGAATTGGCAATGGCTAATTGATGTATTTGGTGAAGCCAGAATGTGGGACGAGTTACTGGTACATGTCGATACAGCTACCATGATGGAGCGCCTAGGCTATCACTGGGTGTCAGAGGAGGAATAAGCATGAGTAATGAGTTAGTTACGATGGTTAATAACAATATTGAGGATATGAAGAATAATGAAGGGTTGTCATTACCACCTGACTATTCAGTAGGAAATGCATTAAACAGCGCTTACTTGATTTTGAGTGATACGTCTAAGGGCCAACCACTACTAGATAAATGTGATCAAGGCTCTGCTATCAAAGCTTTGATGAATATGGCAATCCAGGGACTAAGCCCTGCTAAGAATCAGTGCTATTTCATTCCTTATGGCAACCAGTTAGTCATGCAACGCTCCTATTTCGGCTCAATTAGCGTTGTAAAGCGTCTTTCAAATGTGAAAGATATTCAGGCACAGGTTGTCCACAAAGACGACACGTTCAAGATTGGTGGTGAAAATGGAGTGTTGGTGGTTAAAGAGTTCGAGCCCAGCTTTGAGAACCTAGATAAGCCAATTATCGGGGCATTCGCATGGGTCGAAGATTTGAATGGTGACCGGACATACACGGTTATGACAAAAAAGGACATCGACACCAGTTGGAGCCACGCTAAGACAAAAAAGGTTCAAAACGAGTTCCCAGAGGAGATGGCAAAGCGAACAGTGATCAATCGGGCTGCCAAGTTCTATATTAATTCGAGCTCTGACAACGATTTGTTCGTGCAAGCAGTTAACGACACGACGAGTTCCGAGTACGAGAATGATAATCCGAAGGACGTAACACCGGCTAAAAGGTCATTGGTGGCTGACGTAGCAGAGAATAAAGCCGAGAAGGTAGAGTCTGCCGAACCAGCTAAAGAACCCGTTAGAACGGCTGTAAAGGAGGCATCAAGCAATGATCAAGAACCTGTCAAAGACGAAGTCGACCAGCAAAACCTCTTCGACAACCCCGGAGACCTTGACGCCGGCTAACTATTACGATCGCTGGACAGATCAATCATTTATGTCAGCAACATGGTTCAAGAAGTTTTTAGCCTGTGAGGCTGAAGCACTCGCCGAGTTGCAGGGTAAATGGGAGCCAGTTATGGACTCAAAGGCGCTAGTCGTTGGAAATTGGCTTCACAGCTACTTCGAAAGCGAGAAAGCTCATGCAAAGTTTGTTGATGAACATCCAGAGGCAATTTCAAGCCGGGGCCCAAGCAAAGGCCAGCTCACAAAGGACTTCAAAACTGCTGAATCCATGATTGAAGCCTTATCTGGCGATCATGATTTTAATCTTCTTTATCAAGGCGATAAAGAAGTGATTGTAACTGGTGAAATCGGTGGTTATTCCTGGAAGGGTAAGATTGATTGCCTTAATTTGAAACAAGGTTACTTCGTGGATCTGAAGACGACCGCTGACATATACAAGTCGTATTGGAATCCAGAAACTCGTGAGAAAGAACCGTTTGTATATGCGTACAACTACCCACTTCAGATGGCAGTCTATCAAGAGTTGATTAAGCAGCAATTTGGCGTGACGTGCAAACCGTACATCGTGGCAGTAAGCAAACAGGATCCACCAGACAAGCAGGCTATTGATTTACCGGAGTACCGACTTACTAATGCTATGAACCAGGTATTGGAATCTCAACAGCATATTCAAGATGTCATTAAAGGTGAAGAAGATCCTACCCAATGCGGACATTGTGCTTATTGTCGTAGTACCAAAAAGTTAGAGAGTGTCGTTAGTGCAGACGACTTGCTCATGGATTGATTAAACAGAATTGGCTTGAATGCAGCAGTGACTGAATCCACCGAACGGGTGAAAGGCCCATTAGAAAAGGAGGGACGAATTTGGATTACTTCAAACAACGACGAGCGTACCGTAATTTTAAGATGTATGAAGCGAGTGTCTCTAACGGTCAAAATAATCTGTATCGCGAGTTACTAGACTATGCGAACGACGAAGGCAAGTTGGACGTTCAGTTTCGCATGAAAAATTCGGCATTACTCAGTCTGACAGGACTATCCGAACCCGGCCTCGATAAAGCACGCAACTCATTAGTACAACTAGGACTAATTAAATACGTTAGAGGCAAGAAAAATGTGAAACCACCTGAATATCGCATTATTAATTTATATAGTAGGTCAGCTGGTTACCCAACCAGTAACCCAACTACAAGTCATAAAAGTAGGCCAACTGGTTTAGATAGAGTAGGCCAACCAGTTGGGCAAGGTGGAGGTCAACCAGTAGAACATAAAGAACTTACTAGTACTGACCCTGACTTGACTGATACTGACTCTTATGATGATGACGCGGGTGTCACGCGCGAGCAGGTCATTGACGATTGGACCAACTTGTGGGGATTTCCGAACGGGGTTGCTCGTCCTGAAATTGATGAATGGCTCGCGGCACTTAAACCTGAATTGGTGGCTTACGCCATTCAAATTGCTGGTGAACACGATGTTCAGTCACGGGGGGCTTTGAAATATTTGCGTGCAGTGATCAAGGGTTGGCAGCAGCGGAAGATTACGACGCTGGCACAGGCTAAACAGGCAACTGCTGATCACGATAAACGGTTGGCTAATGCTAATAAGCCGAGTGGCTATTCGAAGCCACACCGTAAAGAAATCATGCCAAAATGGGCGCAAAACGGCGCTTCTCAGACGGATTCTAAGCCTAAGCCAAGTAATCCAATGAGCGATGCACAGCGGAAAGAGCTGGCCGAACGCCTAAATAAGTTGGTTTCAAAGGAATAAGGAGGTATTCCAGATGTACGCAGTTAAGACAATTGATCAAGAGCATAAAGTGCTTGCGACTGGTAGTGAGCCGGAGCTACATCGCTTGGTACTGTCGAAGTACCGACGTGGGCAATGGCCGTTTCCGGTTGTCATTGAGCCTGAGAAAGCTCAACCGTGGGACGATAAGACATACTTGGCAAGCATGCGACCGGACCCTGAGACCGAGGAACGTGAACAAATTAAAGAGATTCGCCATGCTCATCGTGCCGGCAAACACACGATTAGAGCGTTGACAGACGAAACTGGCTACATTACCAAGCGAGTGAGCTATCTCGTACACAAGTACAGCTTGCCGCTACGCAACGAGTACTGGCGGGCCGAGAAGTACGACAATCCTAATGAAGTCATCACCGGCCAAACAGTTGACTTGCTAGGTGATAAAATCGGCGCCCCAGCTAGATCGATAAGGCAAGCAAGCTACTCAAATGGCATTGTCTGTGGCTACTACATCAGCCGGGTGCCGAAAGTATGAGTAAAGTCGTGATTAAGGGCGAGTTGCCTAGCCTAAATGAGTACATCAAGGCTGAACGGGCAAACAGATACGCAGCAGCTAGCCTCAAGAAGCGATATACAGCCCTGTGCAGCGTGTACGCCAGAGCCAGCTATAATTCTGGAGTTGAATTTAATTGGCCTTGCAAGCTCAAATTTACGTGGTACACGAAGAACAACCGGAAAGATGCGGATAATATCGCGTTTGCTAAAAAGTTTGTGCTGGACGGCTTTATGAAGGCTGGGCTTTTAGGCAACGACAATCGAAAGCACATCACAGGATTCCAGGACGAATTTGCCGTTGATAAACTAAATCCTAGAGTAGAAATAGATGAAATCACGGAGGACGAATAAACATGATTGATATGAAAATTGACCAGTATCATCTGACTAGTGACAAATACGAAGTTAAGGTTAACAGGATGTCATTAGACAGCCATGGTCATCCGGTAACTAGCTACGATGAAAAGTCTGGTATTAATCGGCTGGTAGAAGCGCCCTTAGCACACTGTAAAAACGTCGAGGACGCATTGCAATGGCTTCGTGGGTATTTAATCCGGACTGGTAGTGAGCACATTAAAACAGTGGATCAGTTAGCCAGAAAGAGTCATGAAATTGAACGACAGTTTGACACGTACATTAAAGAGCGCGTACCGGAAGGATTGTGAGTTATGCCTAAACATACTAAGAAGCGTTCAACAATTAAACGGAAGCACCGGCGCATGAAGGAACACGCCGAAGCAAACAAAGCTAGAGCTTTAGATGGCAAGCAATTAGCTAAGGAATATGAGCCATACAACATTAATAAGCGGGCGTTTGAAGCGTTCGGGGAGGATTGAAAATGAGTGAATCAGACGAGGCGATGGAATGGATTTTAAATCAGTTGGCACAGGCTTGCTAGCGATAGGAGGCAGCAACGATGAGCGATGAAATGAAAGTTAACTGCTATTTTGTACCCAACTTGGATTTTACAGCAGAGCTACGAGTATTTAAGAAGCGAGAGAGCTACCCGATTTATGAGAATGACGATTACTTTTTGCTGATGGCGGAGAATGGTGAATTTGCCCTAACCCCAAAAGCATTAACTAAAACCATTCATGATTGGAGCAGCCTTGGACGATTTGAAACAGCAGGAGATGGTGATGATGATTAAGTTTAGAGCGTGGGACAAAGTTCAGAATAAAATGCTATTACCTGACAATATCGAATTCATTCATGGTCAAGCCTATTGGGCAGAGGCTAGTACTGATGGGCAGTACGAGTGCTCTAACGATGGTAAAGTTGATGGAATTGGCGCACTGTTTGAGCTTGAACAGTTTACCGGCCTGACAGACGTGAACGGTAGAGATATTTATATTGGTGATGTTGTAAAGGTATGGTCTGATCATAGCGAATTAACGATGTCACCAACTGTTAATGAAATTGTTTCAGAAGATTTGTTTGGGCGACCAGGTGTGTTTTTAAAACCAGTAGGGGCACATTTAATTGAACCGTGCCTGCACGACTCTTGGAGTAGTCAATTTGAAGTTATTGGAAACGTGCACGAGAACCAGGAGCTATTGGAGGCGGACAAATGAAGTTCTATCGCAAACAGCCAATTGAGGCCGAACAGTTCGATGGTAGTCAGACAAGTCTATTTGGCTATGAAGTTATGCCAGACTCATTACTTGATGCATTAACAGGTGAGCCAGCTTATTATTCAATACTGATTGACGATTTTGAGCCCGAACCTGATGACTTTCCAGATGATAATGAAGTATCGTTTGAAATTGGTGATTGGATTGTTAATGAAGCAGACGAGATTAAAGTTATGGCTGATGAAGAATTCAAACAACAGTATGCCGAATTGCCAGTGATTCCTAAAGCGGTAGCTGACTACATGAATGACTACAATAATCTAATCAATTTATCCTTCCATTCTGCACTCTACGAAGCATTCGACGATCTTTTTGCCGCATCTCAGGATGTGGAACATTGGATCGAGCATAATTCGGACGTCTTCGCCCGTGCGTGGCTAGACGGATATCAGGTGGAGGAATAAACGTGAAAATTAAGACGTTTAACCAAGGTTGGCTGGAAAATGACGAAAAATTTGATAGCCGTGTGAATGGATTTATCGAAGACAAACAAGTTGTTCAGATTACAACTAATGAAACTGTTAGTGATAGTTTTGATTTAACGCATTCATTAACCGTACTTTACAAGGAGAATAAAAATGACTGACATTATGGAGTTGAGTGATCGCGAGAGTAAACAAAAAGCCGCCTACTAGGGCGACCAGTCAGAGGACCACTCGAATGACCGTTGCTAGTATAACATATAAAAAGCGCCGCCATTGCTGACGTCGCTACGATTGATACCTACAAAATTAATTATAGCACAGTCAAAACAAGGGGTGGCAGTGATGGAGAGCATTTTTAAGGACGTGGATGAAGAACGAACAATTGCTAATGCGGAACGGGTGCTAAAAGACTATTGGAAATGGCGACTACGAGCTCGCAGGGTTAATTTCAACCTGCAAAGCCCAACAATGGACGGAATGCCTAAAAGTCCTAGCTATGGCAACCATATTGAAGACAAGCAAGTTAGTAAAGCTAACGATGATTTTATGGCTAATTTAGTTGTCAAGGTCATTGAAGCTGTTACAATTGATGAAGAAACGGAGAAATATTCAGAGCTATTAATGCTGCTCTATGTTAAACGGTATTCGAAAACTAAGTGCATGATTAGCCTGAATATCTCCGACAAAACATTTAATAAGTATTTGAAACAAGCCCAGTTAATGTTCGCTGAGATATATCCGGATGGCGTGGAAGACCTGATCGTTAAAAAGTATGAGCCAGAGATTATTGCTCACTACGACGAAGACTGAATTTACTCCGACAAAATTCCGAGTAAATTCCGACAAGTTTCCGTGTTGATTCCGGTAAATGAGTCAAAAAGGGGAGTAAATTAGTATTATCGAATGTTAGGTAAGCCACCCCAGCTTGTACGTCTAGCATTCATGTGGCCTTAGCTCAGTTGGTAGAGCACCTGACTGTTAATCAGGTTGTCGCTGGTTCGAGCCCAGCAGGCTACGTTGATATTAAGGAAGGAAGATGAAATAATGGACTTAAAGCATGTGACAACTAAGGAGCTTTCGAAGGAATTAGAATCTCGCTTAGGTATTCAGACCATTAGCTTACAGTTAGAGGAGCAAGCAAAAATCACTGTTGGAGACCAGAAAGTCTTTAACTTTGATGGTCCAGCAGTGATCATTGTCAATATGGATTAGTTTACGCGCACATATGGATGATGTTTGATGAAAGCGTGAAAGTATCGGCCCTTAGAACTGGCATTCATTAAGCCTTGATACTCGTCAGATGTGACACCGCTGTACAGATAGACTCCACCACTGTTAAACACAATTTCTAGCTGTTGAGTGCTTGAGTTATAACCAACTTCTGATAAGTCACTAGAAACAACAGGAATTAAATTCATAGCATAACCTCCTTTCTATCAATTAATTATAACTGAGTTAAGTGCCATTATTAAGCAGGTATGATCTAATTGGCAAGATGGCGGTCTCCAAACCGTTTATGTTGGTTCAAATCCAGCTATCTGTGTAGCCGGCGGATTTATAAGGGGTGATGCGCTCCTCTCTGCCGCCGGCATTAGTCTTCGTGTTTAACGTCGGCCGTTGAATGCGAGTATCGCTGTGGGCTAATTGGTAAGCCACAATGGGATGTAGGTTCGAGGCCTACCAGCGATATTTATTTTTCGATAATTGATGATTAATGGAGTATAGTTAAAGCTACAAAAAGGTAAAGGAGAAATTTAAGAATGACAAAAAAGTTGGAATTTACACTGAATGGGATTAAAGATCAAAAGGTAACTCTTAGTGATGGAACTCATGGAGAATTTTCAGCTGGGGGTATCTTATTTGGTGGTATTGGAATGAGCCAAGGCGCTAGGCAATCAATGTTTCTTAAAGTTGATAATCTTAAGTATCCTGGATTTGAGACATCCCATGTAGTTGACGGCAAACATTATTTTAGTGAAGATGGATCTGTATGTTATGTAGTTCATATTAACCATTAGTGTAACCATTTAGCCTGTCAAATTTAGATGGGCTTTTATTTTACATAAATTTGGGAGTGGTGTCATGTCAAGACCAGTTCACAGCAAATATGGGTATGAACCGCCAGAGTGGGTGCAGGCCGATGCTCGGCTAGATAGATGGTATAAGGATAAGAAGCGTCGTGCTAAACAGCATGGCGCTTTTAGTTTGGATAAAAATAAGGAGGAAGCAATTATGAATTTTGGAGAAGCGCTTGAAGAATTAAAACGAGGTAATTGTGTTGCACGTAAAGGTTGGAACGGCAAAGGCATCTTCATTAAATTGAAAAAGGGAGAATCTTTGAACACTCCCAATAATCGTTTTAATGAGGTTATGACTCACGATTTCATTTATATTGACACGACTGGGCTACGCACGAACAATCCGAATGCACCTATGGATCGAGTTCCATGGTTAGCTAGTCAAACTGATATGCTAGCTGATGACTGGGTCGTAGTCGAATAACGATGACTAACTCCAATTAGACGGAGGTGTGGTGGTATGTAATGACACGAAAGTTAACGCCCAAACAGCAAAAGTTTGCCGATGAGTATATCAAGTCTGGAAATGCTTATCAAGCTGCTATTGAAGCTGGTTATTCGCGCAACTATGCAAAGGCACAATCTAGCAAATTGTTGGAAAATGTTGGAATTAAATCTTACATCGATGAGCGAATGGCCGAGATAGCTTCCAAGCGTATTATGGACGCCACAGAAGCCGTTGAGTTGCTTACTAGTATCGCTAGAGGCGAAACTAAAGAAACGGTTTATATTGGCACTGCTGACGGTGTGTATGAGAAACACAAAGAAGCTGACTTGAAAACACGGATAAGCGCTACTAAAGAAATACTGAAGCGTTATCCGGATAACAATAAGCTTGTTGAACAACAGATTCGCAAGCTTAAAGCTGACGCGGATATTGCGGAGGCTAAAGCTCGCATTATGAATGCCTCAACCGATAGTACTGAAGCAAAAGTTTCTGAATATCTGGATAAATTGGATGACGTCCTAGGTGGTGATAGCGATGGCAATTAGTGAGCTATATACGCCGAAACAAGTTCAAGTGCTGAAAACCTTGCGGCGGACGGACTGGCGACTACTGATAAACTATGGTGCTGTTCGGTCTGGTAAAACTGTCGTTGATAATGACGCCTTCTTGATGGAACTGCGGCGTGTTCGTCAGGTTGCTGACAAATTAGGGGTCAAGGAACCAATGTACATTTTAGCGGGGTATTCAAGCAAGTCGCTACAAAACAACGTATTACAGGAACTGACGAATAAATATGACATTAACTTTCAATTTGACAAACATAACTCTTTCACGCTGTTTGGTGTGAAGATTGTGCAGACGTTTACCGGGTCCATTGCTGGGCTGGGTGCCATTCGTGGGATGACCTCGTTTGGGGCGTATATTAACGAAGCTAGCCTTGCTAATGAAGAGGTATTCAATGAAATCCTTAATCGGTGCTCAGCACAAGGTGCGCGAATTATTTGCGATACGAACCCAGACGTTCCGACTCACTACTTGAAAGCCAGCTATATTGATAACGATGATCCTAAAGCAGGAATCGTTAGTTTCCATTTTACAATCGATGATAATACCTTTTTGCCCCCACAATACGTTGAACATCAAAAAGCGGGTACGCCGTCCGGAATGTTTTACGACCGTGCAATACTCGGTCTATGGGTATCTGGTGAAGGTATGGTGTATAAAGATTTTAATAAGGACGAAATGATTATTCCACGGGCTCAATTGCCAGCAGACTTAACTTACTATGCGGGAGTCGACTGGGGCTATGAACATAAAGGAACGATTGTTGTAATGGCTGATGATCGAGTTGGCAATACTTATTTGATTGAAGAACATACACGTCAGTTTGAAGAGATTGATTACTGGGTAGAGATTGCAAAAGATATTCAGCGTCGCTATGGCCGAAATGTTAAGTTTTGGGCTGATAGCGCGAGACCCGAACACGTTGCACGCTTCCAACGTGAAGGGCTCAAGGCGTTCAATGCTAAAAAATCGGTTTTATCAGGAATCGAGTCGGTGGCTAAGTGCATGAAGCAAGGCCACTTTTTTGTTATCAAAGAAGCAATTGATGCGTTCTTAGATGAAATCTATCAGTATGTCTGGGATGAGGCTACGGGCTTACCCGTCAAGCTTAACGATGACGTAATGGACGCGTTACGGTATGCCGTCTATAACACACATGAACGGCTCAAGGCACGGACAATTAAGAAGCCAAAGGGATTAAGAGGATAGGAGGTGAGCGGATGCAGTATGATTTGAACAAGAAGCGCGGGTCCAACGTTGCGATTGACCGTGAATTGGCTGGCAATATTGAAAACCCTAGCTTTGATGTAATTAACTATGCTATCAATCAACAACAGCAACGTATTGACCGTTATAACATGTTGGAACACTACTATGAGGGTAATCAGCACATCTTAAGCCGAAATCTTGAGATGGCGGCTAAGTTGGATCGTGCAGATGAAAAGGTAATGACGAACCACGCCAAATACATTACTGACATGATTACCGGCTTTACAACTGGTAATCCGGTATCCATTTCACCGGCGAACGGCAAGGATATTAAAGCCATTACGGATGCTCAGGACCAAATGGATATTGATTCGCATAATACGGAGATGGAGAAAGATTTAAGCGTGTTTGGGTGTGCCTATGAGCTGCTATACATCAAAAAGGTGTCAGACGCAACTACCGAGTTGGCAATTGAAAAAATTGATCCGCGCGGCTGTGTGCTGGTAACGGATGACACGTTGGATAAAAATCCGCTGTTTGGTATTTACTACGTGGAAAAGAAGGACCTGCTTGGTAATGCTAAGGGTTATTTGATTACTGTCTATACGGCCCACTGGATTATTCAGTATCGAACCAAGACAGGACGAGTGCTATCAGATGCTAATTTGGCAAGCAAACCTAAGGCCATTCAACATTATTTTAATGGTGTCCCACTTATTGAGTATCGTAATAACGAAGAGCGTCAAGGTGATTTTGAGCAAACGATTAGCCTAATCAACGCCTATAACGAATTACAGTCAGACCGTATCACTGATAAGAAGAACTTCGTGGATGCCTTGCTGGTAGTCTATGGCTTTACCCTAGATGAGGGCGAGAACGGTGAAGAAGCTAACTTGAAGGACGGTATCCTAGAAGCACCTGGTAAAGGTGACCAGGGTGCTAGCGTTGAATGGTTGACCAAGAGCTTTGACGAATCACAGCTGCAAGTACTTGTTAAGTCGATTAAGGATGACATTCATCAAACGTCTTACGTCCCTAACATGAATGACGAAAACTTTGCAGGGACGATTAGCGGTGAAGCTATGAAATACAAGCTGTTCGGTTTACTCCAATTGTTAGCGACTAAGCAGCGATACCTAACGCGGGGTATTCGGCAGAGACTACGCTTAATGCAGAATATTATGACGTTTAAAGGCCAGTCGGTAGACGCTTCTGGGGCAACAATTAATATAGTTCCTGATATTCCTGTCAATATGGCAGATGTCATCAATAATATTAAGAATGCTGAGGGTGTTATTCCGCAATTAGTGTCCCTCGGGTGGTTGCCTGGGACCAATGACCCGCAAGAGTTGATTAAGATGCTGGATCAGGAAAAGGAAAAAGCACTCAAGCTACAGCAGAAAGCTATGGGCGGCGAGCCCGCCACAGATAACGAGGAGGTAACTGCGGATGATTCTGGCAACGTTTCAGTTAAACAAAAAGCAGGTAGTGAGTTATCAGATAACGGGCCACGCGAATAGTGCTATTAAGGGCCATGACCTAGTTTGTGCTGCTGTTTCGGTGCTTGGCCAAGCCATCACTAATGAGCTATCTAACGCCACTATTAACGAAAATGGTGGCTTGTTTATTGGATTGATTGAGCCCAGTGCTGATAACAAAGTTCTGTGTGAGACCTTATTACACGGACTACAAGATATTTCAGCACAATATCCTCAGAATTTGCAAGTGGTGGTGAAGGGCAATTAACTCAGAATTGAATAAAATCATTAAAACGATTGGTGTATTTGTGATCGTGATAATTAAAATGCTTGGATTAGTTTCGCTTGGATGGAAGCCAATTACAGGCATTTTAATTTTGCTGTATTTGATTTTATAAGCTCGGAGGTGTAGGAGTGGCGGATGACAAACGCAAGTTAAGTTACTGGCAACTGCGAGCCGTTCAGAGCGAACAGAAATCACATGATGCTGCAACCAAACAAGCGACTATCATTGCAAGGGCGTACATGCGTGCTCAGAACTATTTGACTGGCGAGGTATCACAGATATACAAACGATATTTTACGGACGGTAAAGCGACGGAGGCCGAGGCACAACAGATTCTAAACACCAATGTTAGTCCGACTGAGTTAGTAACGTTACGGGCCCTGGCTGATAATGTCAGTGATAAGGAGTCAAAGAAGCAAGTGACTAACTACTTATCACAGATGGCAGCTAAGGGCCGTATTACCAGATTGGAAGAGCTCAAGGCTAAGAGCTACATTGCGGTGAAACAAGCGGCATCTGTTGAGATTGAGAAGTCCACGGACCTTTATACCAAGGTAATTCAAGAAGCACTTGATCAGGCAACTAACGAGAGTATTATAGGCGGCTTTGATAGGGACGTTGTGTTACCAAGTACACCTAGCAAGCCACAGAATAGCACTAGAACTATTTATAATCCTGAAACGGGTAAGATAGTGGAAGTCCCAACTCAGTCAGACGAAAGCTTAGATCGCTTTAAAGAGGTGTCTGGAAAATATGTTAAAGCTGCACTTGATACACCGTTTGAAGGCAAGAACTATTCTCAACGGATTTGGCATAATACTGATAAGTTAGCAGAGCGTCTGAGCGAGCTATTCACGGCACAACAAATGAGTGGCATGCGTGAGCGCGATATGAGACAAGCGCTAATGAAAGAGTTTGGTACCAACGCTTTTAATACACGTCGATTAATTCGGACGGAGGCCAACTACTTCCATAACAAAGTAAAGCTTGACGAGTGGAAACGACGAGGTGTTAAGCAATATCAATTGGTTGCGGTACTTGATATGCGTACGTCAACAATTTGTCGGGATATTGATGGTAATGTCTATGAAGTTGATCGGGCTAGCGTGGGCGTTAATTACCCACCGTTACATCCTAATTGCAGGACTGTAGCTATCCTCTATCGCGCTGACAGTAAGTACATGTTACCACGCACAGCTAACGATCCAGTTGATGGTAAGCTAATTAAATTAAAGCCTGATGCTATATATGCTGACTGGAAAAGAGCTTTAGTGATGAAGCATGGTGATTATGGGGTTAGTGTGTTTAAGCAAAGAGCTACTAGTTATCATTCGGATAAAGATCTGTGAGGTTTTTAATTTGACCTGAGCATGTCATTAAACTACTCAAACTAAATAGCATGCGTGGGTCTGATAATGACGCCACGGTCAATTTAGCACAATGTGTGGGGCTCTTAGAGTAATGCACGGGGTGCTTTTTTTGTGGCCTGAGTTATTGGAAATGCGTGGGCGTGGAGGGATTTAATTATGAAAAAGCTACTCAAACTAAACATGAATTTACAGATGTTTGCTGACGGTGATAATGGAACTGGCGGGGATGAAGGTAGCAATCAGACGGCTGATAGCACGCCTAACACAACCGACGCCAATCAAAATAGCAACAATGACGACTCTGACCAAGACAATCAGGCAGATACGCCGTTTAAATCGTTTGCTAGTGAAAAGGACTGGCAATCAAGTGTTGATAAGCTGATTGCTTCGGCAATTAAAACACATGATGAAAAACAGGCTAGTGAAGCCCAGCAGCAAAAAGATTACGACAAGATGACTGACTTGGAAAAGGCTAACTATGATAAAGACCAATTAACCAAGCAACTTGCTGAATCACAGCGCCATGGAACTATTGTTGAAAATAAAGCCAAAGTTACCGCCCGACTGGGTGCAGACGATTTGCCGACAGCGCTGATTGCGGCTTTTGGTGATGATGTTTTAGCAGATGATAAAGGCGTGGAAGCGGCTTACACTGCAATCAGTAAGGCATTTACAGAGAGCTTACAGCAAGCAATCGATAAGCGAATCGCAAGCAGTGGGACCACATTGCCGGGTGCTAATACATCCGCAAATAAATCTGAAGGTGCAACAGCAGCTGAAAAATTAAATAACTCGCAAAAGCCAGCAAAGTCCAGTTTATGGGCGACAAAATAGGGAGGTACTAGATTATGGCCTATGTATTTGATAAAGGAACAGTAGAACAAAAGAATTTCATGGCATCTGAAAAGTTCGTGTCATTCTCACGGCAGGTTGATGACACCAGTTACGCGGTGAAGACGGATGCTTTTGGACATAAAGTTATTCCAGCCGGCACGATTTATCCAACTAATGACGCTAAGGCGGAAGGAGTCACGATTAATGAAGTGGACGTTACACATGGTCCTCAAATGGTTGGCGTGATTGTTGAAGGCTATTTATTTGGCCAACGCTTACCAGTGGCGCCAACAGCTGAGGCTATCACGGCATTAAAGAAGATTACTTTCACTGATACGGACGCCGCCGCCGTATCACAAGCCTAATTAAAGGAGGAGAAAACAAATGGCTCAAATTTCAGATTTATTCACGCAACATGATTTAATCGATTTTTCATTGAATCGGCAGTATCCAGCGATGCAAGGTGATGAACTATTCCCAGCAATCAAAGTCAACTCACTAACTGTTGATATCTTGAAACGTCAAAATCGAATTCCAGTGATTGCATCCTATGCGGCTTTTGATAGTGAAGCCGAAATTGGCAGTCGGTCTGCCTCGGGCGCTGCCATCGAACTGGCTTTGATTAAGCGCAAGATGCAGATTAAAGAAAAAGATTTGTATGCGATGCTCAATCCGCGGACGCCTGCAGAAGCTAGCTACTTGCAACAACATGTTTATAACGACTTTGATGTGCTCAATCAAGGCGTTTTAGCACGAATTGAAAAGACCGCTATGGACGTTTTAGCAACAGGTAAGACTATTTTGCCAGATGAAAGTGGTAAACTTGCTGTCCAACTTGATTATCAAGTTCCGACTGAACATCAGGAAGCTTTGACTGGAGCTGCTACATGGGATAACGGCGACGCGGATATCCTTGGTGATATTACGCGCTGGTGCGATAAGATGGATATTACACCAACCCGGGCGCTAACTAGTCGGAAGATTTATCGATTGATTACGACTAATACCAAAGTTCTACAAGCCGTGTATGGTAACTCTACTCGGGCACTTGGACAAGCCGACTTTGACACCTTCATGCAGGCACAAGGTTTACCAATTTTTCGGACTTATGATCAAAAATATACCCAAGTCGGAAAAGATGGCAAGATTACCAAGAGTCGTTACTTCCCAGAAAATCGACTTGTCTTAATGAACGATGACCCGATTGGTAATAAAGTGTTTGGACCAACTCCAGAAGAGTTAGCACAATTCAGTGGCCCAGCGCAAATTAACGCTGTGGGTAATGTTTACGATATGATTTATACCGAAACTAATGATCCAATTGGGACTTGGGAAAAAGCCTCAGCAGTTGCGCTTCCAGCGTTTGCCGCGGCGGATGAGGTATTTCAAGCTCAGGTTTTAGCCTAGAGGTGATTGATAATGAAGGTTCGCGTTAAAGATTACCCAATTCGGTATAAAGATACTCGGTATAAAAAAGGTGATGAGCTCAGCATTACGCAAGACGCGTTCAATGATGAGCTTTTTGTTTGTCTTGATAAGCAGAAGGACGAGAAAACTGCCGATAATGCTCAGTTAGAAACAGACGACGAAGAATAGAGGATGATCGTATGGCTAAACCAAGCCCACCAGATAAGGCGGGACAATTGACAAGACTATATACGCGATTAGGTGTTGAGAAAGACACGCCGGATGCTGCGGTGGTTGATGACATCTTTGATGATGCTGTTCAAACGTGCTTGGATTATACCCGGTCTTCACTCTCGACACCGATTCTAATTCAGGCAAAACGGCTTGCCATTATCATGTACAACGAGCAAGGAACAGAAGGCGAAGCATCGCGGTCAGAAGGCGGCGTTTCTCAATCGTTTGAACTGGGACTACCTAACATAATTAAAACCGCGCTAGCACCTTACCGAGTCGCGAAAACGAGGCGATTCTAATGCGCCTTAGACCAACAGACCTGACAACTGTTTATTTACGACAACAACAATCAGGTCACGATGATGAAGGTAATGTCATTACGGCGGGATGGAGCAATCCAATTGCAGTGAGGATGAACATTCAAGCTGCTGGCGGTTCAGTGAATGCGCAAATCTGGGGCAAAGACCTTAAGTACATTAAATCTGGTAAGTATCAAGGTAATCAGATCAATGAAGGTCAACAAGAAAATTGGGGTGTTTGTGTCAATGTTACTAAAGATAGCGAGCCAGATTACGTTATCAATTCGATACAAACATTCAGCACCCATAAAAATATCACTTTAGAGCAACGTAAACGAGGCGAATAGGATGGCTGAAGTTGAATGGCGTGGCAGTGATAAGCTGAAAGCTCAGCTCAAAAAAATGCCCAGTGTGGTTCACGATGCCATCTGGGATGCTACTTTTGATGTTGTTGAGAAAGCAGAGGGCTATGCAGTCAAAGAACTTCAATCCAGCGTTAAGTATGGAAATGGTGAGTTGGCTCGAAGTATTAAATATGAGGTTGTCGATAGTGATGGCAAGATTGTCGGTCGTGTCTGGTCCGATGACCCAGTAGCGCTATTTCGTGAGCTCGGTACTGGACGAGTGGGTGAGGAGTCGCAAAAAGATTTACCCGATGGATTTACACCAGTGTACAGGCAAACGCCTTGGTTCATTCCTGCTGATGACGTTGATACTGACCTGAGTGAACTGTATGGTATGCCTAAAATCGAAATCGACGGACACACATTCTATCGGACAAGCGGTCAACCCGCCCGCCAGTTTTTAACCCCCGCCGTCAAACAAGCCAGTCGTGAGGCACCAGAGATGATTAAGCAGAGTGTGGAGGCCGCACTCCATAACAAATTAGGGGGGTAGTTGATGGTAATTATTAATGTGAAGTCAGTAGTGTATCAAGCACTAAAGGCTATACCGGAAATTAAACAGGTCTCAACCACGTACCCAGATAATTTAACGGTGTTTCCAATCGCTGTATACAACACGGCACATAAAGCCTATTTTCGTGATGCTAATCAGCAAGAGTTGCAAACGGAATGGACGATCACAATTGACCTCTTCTTAAAAGAAGGTAGCACAACGGCAATCACGAATAAGCTCATGTCATCATTTGGTGATATGGGCTTTTCAAGCGATGTTGGTGATAGCAATTTAGCGGGTGTGAATCGCACTGTATTACGATTTACTGGTGTTGTTGATAACACTAGTCACCGCGTATTTGAAAGTTGAAAGGATGATTGAAATTGAAAAAGAATTTAACAGTATTTGATTTACAACTATTTGCTGTAGACGCTAGTGCCGGGCTTGCCGGAACAGGGACCAAGCTTGAAATGTCAGTGGATGGCACTAAGTTTGATGAAATTGGCGGTATTAAGACCGTTCCTGACATGGGTTCAGACCCAGAAAATATTGATGTGACTGATTTATCAGATACGAAAAAGAAGTCAGTTCCTGGGATTGAAAATACATCAACGTTAGCTTTTACCTTTGTGTACAAGGGCAGCAACTTTGCAACGGCTTTAACGCACAATGGTGACAATAAGCAATATAAATGGAAGGTCACTTATCCTGATGGGATGACAGCTTCTTTCACTGGCTCATATACCGTTAAAATGGGTAACGTTGCTGTCAACGGAGCACTTGAATACACGATTTCGATTATCGTATCGGACGGACCGGACTTTGCAACGGCCAGTAGTAGCGCCGGAGCTTAGAACCGTCACATTTTATCCAGATAATAATTAACTTGAGTAAGAGACGAGTAGGCCAGCAGGCTGATATGAGACGAATAATAAAAATGGAGGAACTACGTTATGACAGTAAAGAAAGCAACTAAGAAGTTTGAAATGGGTGGATTACAACTTGAATTAAAGTTAACAGGCCGTGATATTTTGAATATTGAAAAACGCTTGGGTAAGTCTATGATGTCGCTCTTTATGAGTGCGGATGGCGGAATGAAATTGCCACCATTGAATGAAATGCTTATCGTATTGCAAGGTGCGAACCAAACTCACGGCGTTACTGATAACGACATTTTTGCTGCCTTTGAAAAATATTTTGATGAAGGTCATGCCCCAATGGATTTATTTACAGTGCTAACAGACTTATTCCAGGAATCTGGTTTTTTCGGCAAGACAGCTTCGGCTTCGAAGACGAATACGGAATCGGAAGTCACTCTGGACAACGAACCAACGACCGAGACGACACTTTAAGCAATAATTACCAGACTGTTTCTGAGTTGCTAAGTGCTATTTACCCATTGGCCGTGCAATCTGGGATTGATTCTGACCACTTTTGGGAACTTGATTTTGGTGAACTCATGGTTCAAGTAATCGCAAATAATCGTAACCGTATAGATGATATGCGAATGAGAGCGGTAATGGATCACAAGCAAGCTGAGATGATGGCATTTGCTTTGAACGACCCTAGCAAAATGCCATCGGTTGAAGAGGCTTATCCATTTATCAAAACAGCGACTAGTACATCGTCGGATTCTGTTCCTGAATGGAAACGGGACCAGTTGCTTCTAATGCAGCAATCGCAAAAGATTAAGACAGCCCGAAAATTCAAAAAAACTACATAGGAAGGGGGAAACAACGTGGAACTTGAAGAAATTGAACTGCTATTCAAAGTGAACACTGAACAAATGGAACAACAATTTGCCAAGGTTCAACCGATGATTGATAAATTGATGGGGAAGACCGCTGATAGTGCGAAGTCCGGTATGGACAAGACCGAGCAGTCGATGGATGTTTCTAAAGGTGTTCAAAAGTTGCAAGACCAGTTGTACGGTTTGAACGAGACTATCAAAACTGCATTCGAACGAATGAGTAGCTCGACATCTACCGGGGCTAGCAAGGTCAACCAGAATGCTGGCAAGATGTTTACCGGTAGCCGGGTTAAGGTAAAACAGGACTTACAGGCTATGCTGAGTGATATCAATGCAAAGATGGATCAGGCCCGAGCTGCTCAAGCCAAGATGCGTGACTTAATGAATCAAAAAACGTCCTTGAATACCGCTCAACAGAATGGGACGCAAGGAATTAAAATTGATAATCAGGTTGCGTCCGCTCAAGCTCAGATGACGCGTTATCAAAACCAAGCTAAAGCTCTAGCCCAATCAATGCGACAAGAATTTAAAGCGGTGCCGGACTCACTGCGGCAGATTTCTAAAGCTATGGATCAAAACGAAGTTAAAATTGGAACCTATCGGCGTCAGTTGAAGGCGTTGCAGGGCTCCTATCGTGATGTTCAGGATTCTATGAAGACGATGGGTGCCAGCGACCGGCTGACCAAGCAAAGCACGGCACTTGAAAAGAGCATCATGAGCACACGCGATAAGATGAACAAGCTCATTAATTCCAATGATAGTCTGAACAAGAGCTATGCTTATGTTTCTGATCGTGGTGACGAACTTAAATCTGTAATTGGTAAGCTCAATACTGAGATGGGTGAATCCGGGACGGCTGCTACACGAGCGGCAGGTTCGTATAATCGTTTCGGCAATGCGGCAAGTAGCGCAATGAATAAAGCATCAGGTTCCGGTAAGGGGCCTTCTAATTGGTTCAGTCGCATTAGCAACGGTATTCAAGGTGCAACAAGTCGGATACGCAATTTTGGAAATAGTAGTAGTTCTTCAATGAACAAAGCCTCTTCTAGTGCTAGACGGACCAGCGGGGCCCTGGGCGGCATTGCCCAGCAGTTGAAGTACCTCCCATCACAATTAATCGTATTTGGGTTGCTGTACCAAGGCTTGACGCAACTTGCTACTGGGATGATGACAGCATTTAAGACGAACGCGCAGTTTGCAAGTAGTCTGAATCAAATCAAGGTCAATTTACTAACAGCGTTCTATCCGATTTACAACTTTGTACTTCCGGCTGTCAATGCATTAATGTCGTCATTATCTAAAGCGACATCATGGTTGGCACAGTTCACATCAGCACTAACGGGTATGAGCTATTCCAAGGCGCGGCAAGGTGCTCAGGGACTTTATGAGCAATCTAAGGCACTAAATGACACGGCTGCCGCTTCTAGCAAAGCTTCTGCTTCTGTTAAGAAGGCAAACGAAGAGATTCGAAAGCAAAATGCGGCTCAGGCTAAATCAGTTCGTGAGACTAATCGACAAATTGCGGAGTCGAACAAACAAGGTGCTGCCAAAGTTCGTGCTGCTAACGCGGCAATTGAAGCCGCCAATAAACGTTCTCAGGCTTCCATGGAAGCAACCAAGAAAAAGAACAAAGAACTCATGCAGTCTTTAATGGGATTTGATGAGCTCAATGTCTTGGATAAGAGTAGCGATGATAAAGACTATTCCTACGATAAAAAGCCTAAAGAGACATTTACGCCGCAAGAAACGCAAGCTGCGCCAGAAAGTACACCGTTGCAGTCGACGGATGACATTGGTAGTGAAGCCGGTAATGATGGTGTTAATTTTGGTGTTCCGTTAGGTCAGTCATTCAATAGCGCAACGAATGCAGCAAAAAAGTTACAAAAAGTTTTGGGTGAACTTTTTGATCCAATGAAGGCGGCGTGGGACGCCAAGGGTAAGTCGGTAGTAGATGCGGCTAAGTATGCTTGGAAAGAGGTCGGACGCGCCCTTGGGGATGTTGGTCGGTCGTTTATGCATGTATGGGATAACGGCACTGGTCAGAAAACAGTAGAAGCTATCTTACAATTGTTAGCAGACATGCTTAATATTATTGGCGATATTGCCAAAGCTTTCTCACAAGCATGGGAAGGTGGCGGCGGTCGTGGTACTAAGCTAGTCCAAACCATTTTTAATTCGCTAAATAATGTATTGAAACTGATACATGATATTGCCACTTCATTCCGTAGTGCATGGAATGGCGGCAATCTGGGCGAACGGATTTTTGCCAATCTTATTACGTTGGTGACAAATTTAGTCGGTCTGATTGGTGATATCGCTAAGGCGTTTGATAATGCATGGAATCATGGCAACACTGGTACCAAGCTTATTCAATCAATTTTAAATGCATTGAACGCTGTAATAAAAGTGCTTAATAATATTGCAGTAGCATTTCGTAATGCTTGGAATAGTGGTGCGGGTGAGAAAATTGCATCAAATCTCTACAAGATATTCACAAACATCTTTAATACTGTTAGTGCACTTGGCGGCCAATTTGACAAGGCTTGGCAACATGGTGGCGTTGGTACATCTATTTTTAAAACGCTGCTCGGTATGGTTAATGACATGTTGGGTGCGTTAAACGACATGACAGGAGCAACCGTTAAGTGGGCTTCTAAACTTGACTTTACGCCCTTACTGCAATCGATTGATAGATTACTAAAAGCGATTAGACCAGTAGTCAAAGACGTATGGAATGGTTTGGATTGGGGATATCAGAATATCCTGTTACCATTGGCCAAATACACGATTACTAATTTAATCCCAACGTTCTTCGATGCATTAGCTGCGGCGCTTAAGTTAGTTCACAGCATTATTCAAGCTTCACAGCCAGCCTTTAAATGGATATGGGATTCGTTCCTTAAGCCATTAGCAAAGTGGACTGGTGGAGTTATCGTTGGCGTGCTTAAGAAGTTAGCAGATGCATTAGGCGGGATTTCCAGTTGGGTAGATAAACACCATACGGCCGTTGAAGCAATGGCGAAAGTCTTAGTAACTATGTTTGCGTTTAAAGTAACAATGACGGGGCTAAGTAATGGAATAGGACTACTTGGAAAATTAGCTGATAAAGCGGCTATTATTGGTGGTAAAGGGCATGTTCTCAGAGACTTTTTTAAAGGGATTACTGGAATTGATAAGCTAGAAGAAGCTGTTGGCAGCGTGAAGACATTATGGTCGCTTGCAAAAAAGAAGTGGTCAGATTATGCTACTGCATTAGCAGATGGTTGGAAGGCGCTCAAGAGTTGGTCTGTGTGGTCTAAACTGGCCGCTGCTGGACAAGCCATATTTAATGCAGTAATGGATGCTAATCCGATTGTGCTTGTTATTAGCGCAATTGCCGCTTTAGTTGCTGGCTTTGTATTACTCTACAAGCATAACAAGAAATTTAGAGATTTTTGTAATTCTGTGTGGAAGAATATAACCAAATGGTTTGGAGATTCAATCGATTGGATCTCTAAAAATTGGACTAAAATAATTGGTTTTATTATTAATCCGGTTGGCACGATTGCTTCCTGGTTCCTTAAAGATACAAAAACAGGTAAGAATATTCTTAAATGGGCATCGAAATTACCGGGTAAAGCCTCCGATTGGGCTAAGAGTGTTGGTAAAAAGGTTGGGGCCCATATAACTAATGCTAAGAAGGATTTCCAACAAGCAGGAAAGAATATTGGTAATTGGACTACTGGGTTTGTTGGCGGTGCTAAGAGAACTGTTAACGCTTGGGCATCGAATATTGGCAACGGTGTTCACAAGAAAGTCTCTGATGGTAAAAAGGCTGCTCAAGAAGCGGGTAAAAAGATTGGTAACTGGACGTCTGAGTTTACGAGCAAATCTAAAGGTGCAATCGTCGGTATTCGAAAATGGGCATCAAATATTGGTAGTAATGTTAATACTAAAGTTGAAGATGGCAAACGATTAGCCAAGAATGCGGGTAGTAAGTTAGGTTCATGGGTTAATAACTTTAGAACTGGCGCAAGTAAGACTGTCTCTAGTTGGGCTGGAAGTTTAGGCTCTAAGACTAATTCTGGAATGGGGAGTTCTAGGACGGCTGCGTTAAGAGCCGGTACTCGGTTAGGTAATTGGGTTGCCTCGTTTAGAACTGGCACGGGTAAAACAATTGCAAAATGGGCCGGTGGTTTAGGCGGTAAAATTGGTGGCGGTCTTTCATCTGGTTGGAAGTCTGTAAAAAAGGGTTCTGCGGATGTTGCTAATGCGATTGTTGGTACTATCGGCGCTGCTGTAAATGGTGTAATTCACGGTATCAAGTGGATTCTTAATCATCTTCATGCTACAAGTGAAGCAAAAAAAATGGTAGATTGGAAACCACCTCACTTTGCAACTGGTGGTCGCCATAAAGGTGGTCCAGCAATCGTTAATGATCAGGTTGGTGATAAGTATCGTGAAGCATACAAGTTACCAAATGGACGAACAGGTCTTTTCCCAGCAGTTCGCAATATGATGGTCAATCTTCCGAGAGGTACTCAAATTCTCAATGCGGCACAAACGGCTCATAAAGCAACAGCAATGGTGCCACACTATGCCGGTGGTATTGGAGACTTTGATTTTGACTTTTCAAGTATTGGTAACTTCAATTTGCCAAGTTTCAACTTTAGCATGCCGAATTTTGGTGATTTGTTCAGTGGTATAGGGGACAGTGTAGGCAGTTTTGCCGATGGTGTGAAAGATACGGCAAGTGATATCTGGGACGATGTCACGCACCCTGAAAAAGTATTGAAAGCTGCTATGAACAAGTTTGTTAAATTTACCGGCTTAGGTGGCTATCCGCTAGATGTTGCTAAAAGTATGGTGGATTTTAGTGTTGATAGTGCTAAAAGTTGGGTCGGTAAGATTCTCAAAGAATACGGCGAGAGCGAAGGACCAAATGGTGGTGCAATCACTCATTCAATGATTAGTCGCGCACTCGAGATGACTAAAGTTCCTAAATCGCGGTGGTCAAAGATGCAACACGATATCATTGAAGTGGCTAAGTCAGAGACCGGGAATCGAAATATTATGCAGACAATTACTGATGTGAACTCGCTAGCTGGTAATCCTGCAGGTGGACCACTACAGTATGTCAAGTCAACCTTTGATGCATTTGCTTTTCCTGGACATCATAATTTCAGATCATCATTTGACCAAGTATTGGCTTATCTGAATAACTCAGACTATTACAATGCTGCTGGTCATACAGTCATTTGGGGCACGCCTAAATTTGATTGGTTGCACAGTGGACCGATTGGGCACCGCCGTTTTGCTAACGGCGGTCTTGTTGATACTCATCAAATGATCGAAGTGGCTGAACAGAATAAGCCGGAAATGGTTTTACCTTTAACTAACATTCCACGGTCAATGCAATTGATTAAGCAGGCACTAAGCTTCATGGGACAAACGTTCAGTGATGGCTTACAAATGCCGCAGCTTTAACTCAGTCGATGGATATGAGCAGTCTGGCTAGTCAGCCAAGTAGTACGAGTACACAGAGTATGAATAGTGGTGGCATTAACGAGCTTGGAACAAGCATCGTTAACGCGATTGTACAGGGCTTACAAATGACAAACGTTGGCGGCAGCATGAACAATCAACCGATCAATGTGAACTTGACGTTGCAAGTTGGTGATGAGAAGTTCGGTAATGCTGCTATTAAAGGCATTAACGCGGTAAATCAGAAGAATGGTAAAAACATGTTGAGACTATAGGAGATGATTACGATTGACATATTCACTGAAGATTGGTGGGACAGTGGTTAAAGCACCACAGTCCCTAGAAGTTGCAATCCAAGATATTGATGCAAAAGCATCACGTGACGCGAATGGGCTTTTGCATCGAGACCGTGTCGCAATCAAACGCAAGCTAACGGTAAAATGGGGGCCGCTAACATTGGCTGAGAATAGTACAATACTAAAAGCTGTCTCTGGACAGTTTTTTTCTTGCAGTTATTTAGACCCACAAGAAGGTGCAGTAGTGACCAAGACATTTTATGTTGGTGATCGGACTGCACCGACTTATACACTTAATCCATTGACATCAGATTATATTTGGCAGAATGTTTCAATGGATTTCATTGAACAGTAGGCGGGTGAAAATTAATGATTAAGCAATCTGATTTAGCCCTCGCTGCATGGAAGGCAACTGAACGGACGTTGGATGCAGTTGTCACAATTAACAAGATTGACTATAAAACGACAGATATTGCATCCATTTCATATGACGCAGGTGGCTATACTGGAGATACGTTTGGTATTGGCTCGAATTATGAAAACAGTGTGACAATTAAGTTTTCGCACTTAATTGAAGGACTTAAACCCGGCATGACGGTATGGCCTAAGATTGGTATAAAAACATCTAATGGCTATGAGTATAGCTCGCTTGGTCTTTTTATCGTATCAGATGACATTCAAATGGACCGAAACAACGATGAGACAACAATTAAGGCATATGACCAGATGTGTCTATTGGAGGGTACCTACACTTCTAAGTTAACTTACCCTGCGAAAATGACCAGTGTGATTGCAGAAATTGCAAATTTGGCTGGCGTGTTACTCAATACAACTGACATTAGTCGTTTGCCTGTACAAGTTAACTTACCGAGTGCTATTACCGGTCAAACGTATCGAAATGCAATTGGCATGATTGCTCAATTTTATGCTGGATTTGCAACGTTTGATAGGGACGGCAAATTAACAATTCGCACGATTACAGAGCCAGATTATACATTAGACCCGAGCCAATATGAACAAGGTGGCTTAACAAAAAATGAAGCACCATACAAAATTGGCGGTATTCAGTGTGAGGTCACAACGACTACTACGGATTCAACAGGTCAGAGTACCGAAACTACAAACACGCTTCAAGTAGGGGCAGCGTCAGGATCACAGATTAAACTCACCAACAATTTGATGACAATGGATCGTTTAGCATCAATATGGCAACAGTTACAAAGCTTGACCTTCTACCCTTTCAGTTTGAATTGGTTTGGCAATCCTGCAATAGAAGCTGGCGATTGGCTAACACTACAGGATACTAAAGGAAACAAGTTCAACGTGCCTAATAATGGTTATACTATGACGTTTGATGGCAGTTTGTCTGCTGTTTCTAAAGCAGATCAGACCTCAACCTCTAGTAGTAGCTATGCTTGGCGAGGCGAGCTATCACAATATGTTGCTGACTTAGGTGGACGGCAAGGTGCTTCGGGTAACTATATCTATGGTACAGATACAACTGAACCGCCATACGGAGCTAAATTTAACGATATCTGGTACAAGCAGAACGGTAATAAAGTTGAATTGTGGACTTACGAGCGTCAGGCAGATGGAACTGGTAAATGGGTACTTACTGTGTCGGACGCTACTGGGGAAGAAGTGAAAGCAAAAGTTGACCAAGTGGAACTGGAAGCTAAGGCTAGTACAGATGCAGCTAAAGCGGCCAGTGATAAGACTGACCAGCTTGCGGCCAAGTACGACGATACAAATTCATTAGCTAATCAAGCTATGGATAAAGCAGTAAGTGCTCAAAGCGATGCTAGTTCCGCAGTTGCTAAAGCAAACTCTACAGCCTCGGAGTTCGGTAAAGTTGACCAAAAGGCAGATAGTGCCTTGGCTAGTGCACTGAATGCTCAAAGTAACGCTAGTGCTGCAGTAAAACAGGCTTCTTCTGCTGCCGCTGATTCTAAAGATGCCAAACAAATTGCTGGGGCAGTTAGTCAGAATTATAAGACTTTAACTGATGGTTCGACTATGACTATCGCAGAGTTACAGAATGGACTAGCTGCCAAACTGACTAAGACTGATTTGGACGGTTACGCCACCCAGACCTGGACTCAAACTCAGATTAAAATGACTGCTGATGGAATTAATGGCACTATATCAAGCGTTAAGGGTACTGTCGATGGTCATACTACCAGTATTAATGACCTCAAGGCTGACTCAAGTTCTTTTAAGAGCCAATTCACAACTGTCAATGATACGTTGGGCAAACACACCACTGATATCGGTTCTTTACAAACTACGTCTAAAGAATTGACTACTGGGTTCAATACGTTAACGACTGATAACACCACTAACAAGAATGATATTAGTCAATTGAAACAAACTGCAACGGAAGTAAGCAGTACTTTAGAAACTGTTCAAACACAGGTTCAAAATAGTTCAGTCGGAACAAATCTGTTTTCGCAATCAACAGCTACAGGCGGATATGTAGATGCCTCATATGGTAATATCAATCCACCATCTACTACTACTAATGAAAACGTATCTGACTATATCTCGGTGGGGGCGAGTTCTAATTATACTTTTCAAATGTGGGGAACTACTCCGAGTGGGGCATACTACTGGTATGGAATAGGTTTATACGATTCTGATAAAAAATTTATTTCAAGAATGTCTAACGTGGGGCGTACCTATTCATCTGATACGGAAGAATATGTATCTAAAACTCTAACCACCACTTCTACCACGGCATATGTGAGAGTATCTTTCAGAAAGTATAATAATTATAAAGTTAAGTTAGAAAAAGGTAGCGTAGCAACTGATTATTCAGTCAACCCTGAAGATACAGCTACCGTCACAGCAATGTCTAAACTTTCACAAACTGTGGACGGTATGAAATCAGACATCTCCAAGAAAATTGAGCAGAAGGATCTTAACGGATATGCTACCCAGACTTGGACTCAAACTCAGATTAAGACGACTGCCGATGGTATCAATGGCACTATTTCAAGCGTTAAAAGCACCGTTGATGGGCACACAACCAGTATCAATAACCTTCAAGCCGATTCGAATGGGTTTAAAGCTCAGTTTACGACTGTCAATGACACTTTGGGTAAGCAATCTACTGATATTGGTACACTTCAAGCAACTGCTAAATCTTTATCTGCCAATTTTAATTCTTTGAATAATGACAATGACACTAATAAGCATAATATTGGTCAATTGCAAGCGAGTGCTAACACATTCAATAGCACATTATTGACAGTTCAGCAAAAAGTTGAAGATGGACTGATATCAACTAACATCTTTAGAAGTGCAAATGACTTTTCACGTTCGTATTGGACTGATGCACTTGGATACACTTTTACTACCTTACAGAGTGAAAGTAGGTACCACGATTCGTTAATTCACTATCAAGGTCAGGGAAAGACACCCGCACCATATTCGACTATTGCTAAACAAACCATCACTGATGGCGCTATGGCTGCAGATACATGGTACACACTTAGTTTCTATGCACGTGGAGCCGGAGATAACAATACAGTTGGTAAGTTTGGGGTGTACTTTTATGGTAATGGTAGTGATCAATCAATGTCTAACAGCGACGGTGTTGAAGTACTGGCAACATCAGATACTCATTGCATAATCACATTAACGCCATACTTTAGACGTTACGTAATTACTTTCCACACGCCTAAAGATTTCTCAGGCGGGCATTCATTCTGGGCTAGAAATGACCTAGATCTAAATGATGGCAGTTTGTACTGCGATTTTTGGCACCCTAAATTAGAACTAGGTAAAGTTGCAAGTGATTTCTCGGTAAACCCAGCAGATACAGCAACTATTTCAGCATTGTCAAGTATTTCGCAAACTGTCGATGCAATCCAAACAACAGTACGTGGAAAGGTTGATAACGACACTTATCAGTCAAAGATGACTCAATTGGATAACCAGATCACTACTAAAGTATCACAAGGTGACATTACAAACGAAAATATTCTGCCATATTCTGGTTATTGGTCAGATTTGACGGGCTGGACACTAATGAGCTGGGGAGCTGCAGATAGAAATTTAAATCTAATTCATCACAACTTCTATCATAATGCGGTTGATGCAACTTTATGTGTTGGGACAGCTATGGCTGACACTGCAGCTGCAGGCTCAACAAAGTTTAACGTCATACCAAATACAACCTATACCATGACTTTCTTGGGCTTTGCTAGTTCTAATGTGAAGGGGACCAATGTGTATGTTCTAGGTCGTACCTTCGCATCTACAAAAGACTATGACTACGTACACGTTGTGCAGGCAAATTTGATTATGTCACCAAGTGGGATAAATAAATACACTGCAACATTTACTACCAATTCGGATGAGACGCAGGCGTATGTTCGATTGGATAATCAAGGTTCTACCAATGGTCAAAGCTCTGGCGCATATTTTGCTGAACTTAAAATCGAACGAGGAACTGTATCAACTCCATATACTAGGGTTTCAAGCTCAGAAGTTCAAATAACTTCCGACAATATCAATCTTAAGGTTTCCAAAGATGGTGTTATTAATGCAATTAATATCTCTACTGACGGAACCCAGATATACGGTAACAAGCTGCATATTACGGCGGCCACCTACATTGATAATGCAGTCATTAAGGATGCTATGATTGCCGACCTAAGTGCTAGTAAACTTACGGCAGGTACTATCAATGCTGCGCATATAAATGTAATCAATCTGAATGCGAACAATATAACAACCGGTACGATTAACGGTAGTAACTTATCAATTAATCTGAATACTGGTAATGTTCAGTTCCAGGCGGGACGTATCCATTCGGCTGATAATGCAATTGATATTAACATCAATAATAGGTACATTTCAGTTGCTAATGACGTTAATCGTGTAATGTTAAAAAATGGTGAAATGCAATTTGTAGAACCAACAACTTACGACACATCTAGCAATCCCTATCTACGTATTTCAAATACGTTTGGTGGGCAGTCAGCTGAAGGCGCCGCTTTTATTGGTCGTAGATACGCAGTATTGACAAATTCGAGTAATGCAACTGGAAACGAAATGTTTGATATAGGACTTGGAACAGAAAAATTTAGTGGTATTGCAACTGGGTATGGTACTGGCTATTTGAATTCGGGATGGCACATGACCAAAGTTGGTGGAGCCGAGCGCGGTGTGGTTATATCTGGAGGTAAAGCCACATCGTACAATCGATACTGGTCAGCCAGCCCTTCAATTATGGTTGGTGCTACAAGTACTAGCACTCATTCTGGAGGTATGAATGGGCCAAACATTATTATGGATTGTAACTACTTGTATAATTTTAGCACATGGGTGCAAACCAGCAGTCATGCGGCTAACGTTTATGTTGCTGATGATGGTGCCATTGTTAGAGCTAGTTCGGCTTCTAAGTATAAAACAAATATCGAACGATCATTCGATACTGGGATGGGCGAACGCATCTTAGAAATTCCAACGGCACATTGGTTTGACAAAGCAGAAGTTCGTAAAAAAACATTAGACCCTCAAGCTCCAGATCCTCGCCGCTATTTCGGTATGATTGCTGATGATTTAGACGATGCTGGATTAACTGAATTAGTAGAATACAATGACAAAGGTGAAGTAGAAGGGCTCATGTATGATCGCATTGCATTGACTATTATCCCAATCGTTCGTAACTACCGAGATCGCATTACCAAATTAGAATCAGAAATTAAACAATTGAAAGAAGGATAATTATGTCAAAAACATCAGTACAATTAGGATTCAAGAATGGTGAATTAGTAAACGTTTATCAAGCACTTCAGGGATACAAGCTCAAGGGGCGAGCATCATTGGGCCGAACATGGCTCGGAAAGCGTCTTGCTGATGCAAACAAACAGTTTAACGAAGATCGTACTGCCACACAGAAAGTCTATTTCAAAACTGATGATGATGGGGAATTTGTATACCAAGCGGATAAGAAAACATTAATTTTAAAAGATGACTACACAATGGACGAAGCACAGTCAAACTTTGATCAATTAATCAATGAAGTGATTAATATTGACGTGAGCCAGTATTCTGAACGAATGAAAGCTCTCTATCAATCACTTGCAGACTATCCATATGAATTAGATGGTCAGACTGCTGAAGTGTACGCCGTTTTATTCGATGAATTAGAAAAAGCATTTGGAAAAGGGGAACAACAATGAACTTATTAAACACTAGCATCTCTTATAATATTGATGGAACTGGTAATACGAGTTCTGTAATTGCAGGTCTTCGTGGCGAAGTAGAAGGTCGAGTAACTATTACGGCAAATGTCACTATTTATCCGACAGACTTAGCTAAAGATGAAACTTTCGATGATCTAACAAAAAAAGAATTATCCAAACGTGCGGTGGATAAGATTCCATCAGTAATTGACTCTCTAATTGCAGTTAATGGTGGGTGGAGTTTTACTGCTGGCAAGATTTCATCGGTATCCACTCAATTTAATCAGTCTGAAACTGGCACCTATGTGAATGTGAATGTTACTGCCACTGAATCAGATTTTTCAGATAAGAAGTTAGACGATGTTACGATGTCGGAGGCGCAGAGTGTGCTGCAATCCATTCTTAAGAATGAATTGCCAACATCATAAGTATTAAGTGAAAGATTAACTTTGAAGAGATGGTGAATTGAAAATTAATAAGTTAAAACGACTAGGCCAGTGTATTTTAGGACGCTTTTGACCGTTTAATCAGGAATGACAAATAGGAGGTAGACAATTGAATAAGCACAAGTTAAAGGCACTCATCTTAACGGTGGGCGCCATTTTTATGGCCTTTTTAATGGTCAATGTTACCAGTCAGGCTGCTCGCATGGACATGGTCGATGTGTCGAATAACAACGGCTACATGAGCACCGCTGAGTACACATCCATGCGTAATGAGTTCGGTGTTAAGGCCCTTACTGTCAAAGTTAGTGAGGGAACAACCTTCAAAGACGGCTATGCTGCTAGCAATATTGCTAATGGTCAAGCAGCTGGCTTATACGTCAACGGCTATCATTTTGCCCATTATAAGACTAAGGCTCAAGCAATTGCCGAAGCTGACTTTGCTGGTCAGGCAGCCAAAGCGGCCGGACTACCGGTGGGCGCAGTATTGGCAACGGACGTAGAATCGGCTGAGGAACAAGGGATCTTGTCACAAGCAACCAATGACCGCAACAATGCCGCCTTCATGAAAGAGATTCAGAAGTTTGGTTACCGAACCGATATTTACACGTCAGGATCATGGGCCAACAATAAGATGACTGTCAAAGGTAAAACTGGCTGGATTGCCTCTTACCCGTATGTGGTTAGCGGTAAGAACTGGTATTCAACTAACCACGCATGGCAGTGGTCATCAACGGCTAAGTTCCGTATTAGCTATGGTGGCTTCGATGTTAGCCAATTAAATAGCAACTACTACACTGCTGGCCAGAAATCAACGGTCAAGCCGACTAATAAAGGTGCAGTTAAGGCTAACAACCAAAAAGCAAACAAAAATGTTTCCAAGCCGGCTGCCTCGGCAAAGTGGGTCAAGGAAAAGAAAACCTACACACTCAAGACTGCGGTTAAGCTGCACACAAGCACGTCAACGTCATCAAATACGATCGCTATTTTGCCAGCTGGAACTACGGTAAAGACTGATCAAGCCATTATTAAGGGCGGGTACCGCTGGGTACGTCAGCCACGTTTTAATGGCTATGGCTATCTAGCAACCGGCCCGGCAAGTAATACGCTGGAATATGTAAAGAGTGGTGCAACTCATACGTACTACACAGTTAAGTATGGTGACAGCTGGTGGACAATCGCACAACGCAACGGCCTGAGCATGACTACACTAGCTAGTCAGAATGGAAAGTCAATTTACACCACTATCTATCCTAGCCAGCGATTGGTGGTGCGATAATTGCATACACTATTAGGATTAGGTTGGGATGAATGGGGATCGATTGTTGCCATTGTCACTAGTATTTGTATATTAGCTAATTGGATTCTCAACAAGACGGTCCGTATCCCGCTTAACGATTTAGGCAAGCGGCTTAGCCGTTTTACCGATGAAAGTTTAAAAGTGAGGCAGCAAAATGCTGAAGCAATGAATGCGATTGAAAATCGGGTCATTAAGGTAGAAGGCCGGCTAGATGGTCATGATATGGAATTTAAACATCTATATGAAAAGGAAGCCAAAAGAAATGAAAAAAATTAGTTTTAAGAATATCGATGGAAGCTTGAATGGTAAATTGATTGCTGGGATCATTTCCTTGCTGATCGTTTTGATTCAACAAGTCTTTGCCATGTTTGGCATTAAGTTTACTGGTGACTGGTCATCAATCATCGCAGTAGTGAATACCGTATTAACGATCCTTGGTATGCTGGGCGTTATTACTGACGTTCAAACAGTGACAGCACCAACAGTTAAAAGTGACGAGGAAAGTCAGGTTGAAGCGACCGCTAATGCGGTTGCTGACGAAGCGCAAACGCCAACGTCCACAGTCGCTGCAGTGAATAGTTCTGCAGCTTCTAACACTGAAATGGCGTCAGAATCCGCCTCACAAGCAAGCCAAAAGTAGTATAATAATCGTGAACTGTTCTAGTCCCCCATGCTTCGGCGTGGGGGATTTTTTGTTAACAAAATATATAAAAAAGAGCCAGTCAAGACTGGCCCAATGTTTAAATAAATAAAATGGGTGTTCTGTTTCTCCTAAGATAATAAAGAACACAGTTATTATACATTAAACCTGATTAATATAACAAGGACTTATTAATATTTTTCTATAGATTACTTTCGGTATTGTGATATAAACCGACAAGTGTTATTATGTCTCTTGTCCTGTTATTAGTATCACAGCTTTCAAATCCCCCCAAGATTGTCGGTTAGTGGTGCCGGAAGTGATGAGGATAATCTTCTGCTTGATGAGTGGAAGATTTTTTTGTGTTGCTTGCCTGTATATTTTGTTAGTGAGAGTTTAGATTTAGCATTATTAGCTGTCAATATAGCTAATTAGATAACTACAAGACTTTACAGAATAGCAAGTAATAAGTATAATATTAATTGTCTCTAGTGTAGTTTCTAGATGATAGTTATAACTTGATTAATTCCCCTGCGCTTCGACGTGGGGGATTTTTTGCGTAAAAAGCCGCCTGCTGTAAAGGCAGATGGCTAATACATAAGAGAAAGTATCTCAGCGAAAGAGGAAACCAGATTATTACTAGGTTCCATTATTATCATAGGAATATATGAGAAAATCGTGCAACTTTAATACTCACTACTGTGAAACTACATTACTGGCAATTGGCAGGTGGTATTCTAAAGCTGGTTATTCTCACACGTATTACACGGTCGTTTCAGGTGACTCATGGTGGGTGATCGCTCAACGCAACGGCTCGAACGTATATACGCTGGCTACTAAAAACGGCAAAACAATCTATTCAACGATTTATTCGGGCAAAAAATTGATTATAAAATAGACAAAACCCCCACACTGGCAATTGCTGGGTTGAAAATTTTTAATGGGTTTACAAAAAACACATAAAGATGTAAAATTAGAAAAAAGACGTAAGGTGGTTGGCTTCAATGACGAAAATTCCGTATTTTTCTGAATCAAATAAATCAGCGCAAAAACTAGTCCAGACTTTGTTTACACCAACTCAGCAACGTTTAGTTGTTGGAATTATAGCAGCAGGATACCAAACTGAAAAACATTTCGTAAGTGTTAACGCACCAGAGTGGCTTCAAATGGATCGGGCCCAAAAGCTATATCCTGAGTTGAAGAATATGGCTGTTGAGTTTTCGCTGAGACGTGCATGCGATCAAAAAATCATTCCATTTTCATATGAAATCGGAACTATTGAAAAAAACAAAAATAAATTTTTGAAGCTTATTAACAATGAAAAACAAGTGATATTAACTATAAACCAAACACCGTCTGATAGACGTGCTAGTCGACATGCAAAGTTTAGAGCTGATTTATTTGATCAATGTGATAATCGATTTGTGCTGTTTGATGATGAAGCAAGAAGTCAAGATTCAGTTTATCTGGAATTGAACCATGGCTATCAGTCAGATCAACCATCATTTACAATACTCGGTAAACCGGATAGTACAGGCTTATGGGAAGCTAGACTAAATTTGCAGAATAATTTGCAGGTACTTTCTAGTAATGAAGAAAAAGATATAAAGACGACAGCAAAAGAAGTTGCATCGTTTAGTATGGATGAATTTCGACAATACCAAGAATTTAAAACTGAAGGATGAGGAATATGTCAGCAATAGAGTCAGGCAGATTTTCGAGCAAAAAACTAAGATTTTTTCGTGATTTGAAAGGTGAGAGCTTAAAACAAGTGTCTGATGATGTCGGTTATAGCGTGACTACACTTTCAAAGTGGGAGAAGGGGCGATCTATACCTGACTTTTCTGGCATAATGAGTCTGTCAAAACATTTTAATGTTGACCATCATTTTTTCTTGTCAAGGGTAGATGTGCCTGAGTTTGATGGCCCTGTATTTTTTAGAAAGGCAGCAGTTTTACCAAAAAGAAAGGTAACACAGGCTCAATCAAAGGAGAAAGGATTTGCAATAGTTGATGGATTATTAACTGAAATACTTAATTTACCGACATATGCAGAACCTAGTTATGCAAATAAGTCTAAAGATTTTGAGATTTTGTCATATGAAACAATAGATAGAATTGCGGATAATGTAAGATCACAATTCAATTTAGGCGATGGTCCCATTGCAAATATGACATTGATAGTTGAGAGAATGGGGATAAGAGTTAAATTTTCTGATCTTGAGAGTGAAAAGATAGATGCTGTTACAGGAAATATAATGTCACGGCCGTATATCTTATTGAATTCTAGAAGACTTTCGAGTGTTAGATTAAGATTCAATTTGGCACATGAATTAGGACATATACTTTTACATGCACATTATCCCAGTAATATTATTAATAGTAGTTCAAATTTAAAAACAATTGAGAGTGAAGCGAATCATTTTGCCGGAGCATTACTAATGCCAGATTATGGAATATCACTAGATATGATTAGAACGAATATGAGTTATATAATTGAGCTGAAAAAGCATTGGAAAGTAGCTATTCAGGCGTTAGTTTACCGCGGAAATGAGATGGGCTTAATAAGCGATTCTCAAGCGCTTTTCTTACGACAGACTATTTATAGAAATAAATGGAGAATTAATGAGCCACTTGATGATGAAATTCCAATAGAAAGGCCATCTTATATTCAAAGCGCGATTAAATTTTCAAATGATAATTCCAATTATAGCTTGAAAGAGATTTCAAGAGCCACGGGTTTGTCAATTGCTGAAGTTAACTACTGGTTGATCAATGAGAAAATGTCTTCATTGGATGATAAACAAGAATCTGGTCTACGTTTGTTGTGACAACGAATCCCGCACTAGCCTTAATTGGCTGGTGCGGGTCTTTTTTTGTGCATATTTTTATTTTAACGAGGTTACAACATACAAGTTTGAAACGATAGAGGAAGCTAGGAAAGCTCGCTTAGATGCTGAACGAAGACTTCTTCCACAAAAAAGATGATGCAAATAGCTAATTCTTCAAAATAGGAACAAAAAAATTATGTCAGTCAAAAAAGACTGCATAATTTTTTTTGCATTACGGCTGTAATCGCTGGTACATAAGTGATTGAATCGTCTTTGATTTTAAAATTTGTAATGGAATTTGTAACGGAACGTAATTTTTGGCGTCTTTTTAGGTGTCCGTTACAAATCCAGTACAAGAGTTTCGTGTTTGAGGGTTTTTGAGCCAACAAAAAAGGATACGAAACGCTGTTATATCAACGTTTCGTATCCTTGCCGTTTCCCAGCGTTCGTGGGTTAATCACCCGCACGGGGATCGAACCCGTAACTCCGCCTTGAGAGGGCGACGTCTTAACCAATTTGACCAGCGGGCACAAATTCATTTATTATCTTACCGAATGATAAGGCACTTGTCAAATGAATTATGAGCGTCGCCAACGAAAAATAGTGACGATGACTAGGCCGATGAAAAGTAGCAAGCAATATGCCACACTGCACCAGAAGACAAACGTTAATAATTGTGGTAACAAAAAATTACGCATCACGGCTAAACCAATTGCAGTCACCGCCCAGACGATCAGTTGCTGGCGAAAATGGTTAAATAGCCGATCAAGTTCTGTCTTTGACAAGTCCTCACCTTCTTGTTGACTAGTTTAGTTGATGACCGTGGTTGAGTACAAGAAAAAATCCAAAAAAGCTGCATAAAATTTCAGCAAAGTCTTGACAGTATTTGATGGAAAAGTTACTATTAAATAGTTGTTATTGGGTATTCGCCAAATTGGTAAGGCAGCGGACTCTGAATCCGTAATTTACTGGTTCGAGCCCAGTATACCCAATTGAATCAAACGGATAATCCCAGCTAGCGCCTTGCTTAGCTGGGATTTTTTTGCACCTATTTTCTGGTTCTCCATCAAGCGAACGGTTAGTGTGACGAGTGAGCATGGATTGCAGCAGTCCAACAATCACGCAAGTTGAATTTGATTGCCAAATTAGCGCCAATAATCGACCAAATGAATAAAAGACTCAACTGGCTTTACTGTACCCCCGTCAGCAAGCTCTCAAAGGCCGTTAGCGACATTCCAGGTGTGACCCGTTGACGAGTTAAGTTGTAGGGTGATTGCGTGCTAGTGGCGATTCCTGGCGCGGTTGAGAGGGCGTACTGGTAGCCAGCCTGCTTATCCGCTCTGATCGTCTGTTGGTTCGCCCGACCAGCTGGGTAACAGATGACCGCGGTCTTTTGTTGCAGATGCTGGTCGAGCCACTTTTTGGAGCTAGTGAGCTCGCTCAGTTGGACTTGATAGGTGAGGTTATTGAGATCCAAATGGCGAACAGTGTGGCTTTGAAAATCAACGACGCCTGAGGCTTTCATGCGTTGGGCATCTGCAAGCGTCAGGTGATTCTTTTTGTTAGTGAAGCCGGTAATGAAGTTGATGGTCGCGTGTTGGTGCGTCTGCTTCAAAATCGGCCAAGCTGCCGTTAGATTGTCCTTATAACTATCATCGAGCGTGACCCACACGATTTTTTGTTGCGGGACCCGATGAGTTTTGAGTGCGTAAACGGCTTCGTCGGCGGTCAGCGTGCGGTACCCGTGACGCTTCAGATAAGTCATCTGGGTGCGAAATTCGCTTGCTGGGACGCGTAACTGGTTGCCGCTAGAAATGCTGTGATACATTAAAATCGGTAAGTGGACGACTTTGACAGAATGCCAATGCCGATACGGCTGGCTTGTAGAATGGCGCTGAGTGGCCTTCTGCGTGCGTTTAGTGGTGACTCTGGATGTCTGACTGGATTGGCTGCTAGTTGTCTTGGTCGCGGTCGTAGCGGCTTGGCAGCCTGATAAAAGACCCAGTCCGAGTGCCAGACTGAGTAAAGCTTTGATTCCCCGAATAGTCATGTTGTTCCCCCCATAATGTCAATCCAATGGTCGCTGAAACGACCGTTTACGCGCTGACGAATCAGCCAATCGACCATCACTTGGGTCAGATGGGGGAGGATGTCTACACCTATCGTCTGCGGACTAGTGACGGTCAGGGTAAGCGGCGTTGGTTAACGTTTACCGCGGATCACCGCCTGAAACAACGCCACTATTTGAAAATCGACACCAAGGGCCAAAATGTGAATTCCTGGGAAGCGGTCACGGTGAGTGCAGTCCCACAACGCGCACGACAAGCCTTAAAATCATGA